TCAAAGTATTTCGTTCATTATCTGGAATGGAGAAATGGACATTGACAAAATACCTAGCATATAGTATTTTATGCACTCTGCTTGCTACTGGTTCTCTTATTACTTTTGTAATTCTATTTTAAGGAAAATCGGGATGAGACCATTTAAAATGATTTTTCATATTATTTGATTGGATTATCCTTTTACAGTAAAGACAAGAAAATCTAACTATCGGTTGCCCTTTTCGGCCATCACTAATTGCTTTTCTGGTCCTCGAATTATAATCGGGGTCTTTCCATCGTCGCTTAGTTCTTTCGATATTAGCAGAAATGAATGATGGTTCTTTAAAGAAATTATCAACACCGTATGTTTCTAACATAGTTTGTTTATACTGACTTTTGATAGAATCCGAGGCAAATCCCAGACCACCATGCCTTTCAATGATTTTGGTCTTTACCGAATTTTTTGTCCAAGGATTGTCTACAGACATTTTTTGAGACTGAATTGTTCTCAGTTCATTTTTAAGATTTTCGTACATTTTGCCATTTTTTATTCGACATTCTCGCCCAACAGTCATAATTTGAAACGCCCTTGCCATTTTTCCACCAAATGCCTTCCATAAAATTAAATGGGCAACATAATGAGCTTTACCTGATAATCTTTTTCTGTTTTGTGGAAATAAAGAAAAATCTGAAAATTCTGGAAATAATGATCTTGGTAGTATGTGATGGTCTTCGCCGATTTCGGATTCTGAACATTTGGTTATAAAATTCACATACCTTTTGACGTAAAAAGGATTATTTGGTTGAACATTGATTAATAGATCATAAATAGAGTGGCTGAACATACGTTTCCTTTCAAGTTAAAATGTTTAGAGTCCTTGGGTTTGGGAGAACCGCGAAGGACATTTTTGTTGACAGCTTAATCTAAATCTGTTATAGTATTTATACATTAACTTAACATGAGGTCATTTGTAATGAAAAAGACAGTTATAGCAATGTGTGTTCTTGGTCTGTTCGCCCTTCAGGGATGCGAGAGAATTTCGACCGGCGAAGTTGGTGTTCGCGTAGGTTTTGACAAACAAGTCAAACCTGGCGAGCTTATGCCAGGTTCATTCAACCAAGTTATTATCGGCGATGTACTTACGTTCCCAGTCAAGGATGTAAATGTCGCACTTGACAACATGACTCCTGTTGCCAAAGATAATTCGACTATGAAGGATCTTGATGCTGTAATCGTATACAACATCAATCCCAATCAAGTTAGCGAACTATACGCCACAAAGAATCGTGCTTTCCATGCACTAGATAAAAGTGGTGATGTACTGCTAATGTACAATTACATTGTTCAAAACGCACGTAACGCCATTTACAAGGCTGCTCGCAAATACGAAGCACTTGACATGGCTGACAACCGTAGCGAAATGGAAACTTTTATTCGTGAAGAGATTATTCGTAATCTTGCCGAAGAAAAACTAGATGGTGTCCTAAACATCACTCAGGTTCTAATTCGTAATGTAGTTCCTGCCGATACAGTTGTTCAAAGTGCCAATGATCTAGTACGCGCTAAAAACGAACTAAAGCAGAAAGAAATTGAAGTACAAACTGCCAAGAAAGAAGCCGAGCGTATGGCTGCACTAGCTAACAATAGTGCAAACTCAATCGCATTTATGCAGGCACAGGCTATGCTGAATATCAGTGAGGGTATTAAAGCTGGTAAGGTACAAACTATCGTAGTACCTTCAAACTTTACCGCACTAATGATGAACAAGTAATATTAAAGGGAAAAAATGGTAACCATCGTTAAAAGTGAATGGCATCAGGTAGAAAAGCGTTATGGGCTCGACGTTGATGAGGATATCATTGCCGAAATCTATCCTGATTTTACTGAGGATGAAGTCAAAGAAGTTTTGGAGCAACTTGTTTCAGGTGACATTACTGTAGAAACTCTATTAGAAGATGCCGAAAATAATGGTGTCTACCTAGATTTTGATTGGCTGGATGAAGATGATTGGTGGACTGACCGTAAAGGTGGGTATGAGGTCACTTACCAAGTAAGTAGGGATGATGACGAACCTACAAGCAAAGTGGGTGATGAGTTTGATCCTGTAGCGGCAGTTGAAGAAAAAGAGGAAGAAACTCCTGAATTATTTTGCTTTGAATGCCTTTGGGAGGGAAAGCGTGAAGAAGGTGTCGTAGAAGATGACCTTCTAATGTGTCCTCAATGCAATAAACCTGTAGGACATGTGGATGATACTCCTCAAGAGGAGGCTGATTTGGATATTCTTCGCAGCCAACTTTATGATATGATGAAGAAAGATGTTTGACCTGCAAGGAAAGTCTTATAAATTTGACGACGGTAATTCTATTACTGTCGTCCAAGTCAAAAAGACAGATGAAGATAGGGGTGGGTACCTGGTTACATACCACATTCAAACAGGGCCAGGTATCCCACAAAAATTGATTCTACCCCTTAATGAATTTATTGGTCATTACGGACACCTTTTTGGGTTAGAAGAACAATAGTCAATAGTTTTAGTTTTTAGTTATTTCGATAGCTAAATATAACTATGACTATTTTTTCTCTTACAAACTTAACCCTACTAACCGCTTTAGCACTTAGCAGTATAGCAGCCTGGTATAGCATACTGGGCTTGACTGCAATTTTCGCCGCCGCCACTATACCCATTATAGTAATGGGTGGCACATTAGAAATTGCTAAAGTGGTGACTACTGTTTGGCTACATAAACACTGGAAGCAGATCCAGTGGTCAATGAAGCTGTACCTAGTCACGGCGGTACTGGGTTTAGCATTGTTGACAAGTATAGGTGTTTTTGGTTTCCTTTCAAAAGCACATATAGAACAAGGTGTACCTACAGGCGATATTGCAGCTAAATTAGCTCTCATAGACGAAAAAATAAAAATACAAAGAGAAAATATCGCTGCATCCCGCGCAGCATTATCACAGTTAGATGCACAAGTAAATGCACGCCTTGACAGAGGCACAAGTGAGCAAGGTGCAGAACGTGCAGTACAAATTCGTAGGCAGCAACAAGCCGAACGCAATAAGTTGTTAAAAGAAATAAACGATGCACAAGCAATCATCACAAAGCTTAACGAGGAACGAGCACCTATTGCCTCAGAATACAGAAAAGTAGAAGCAGAAGTTGGCCCTATTAAATACATTGCAGCACTGATTTATGATGATGGTGGCGACAAAGATTCATTAGAGCGCGCTGTAAGATGGCTGATATTACTGATTGTGTTTGTATTCGATCCCCTAGCATTGACATTAGTGTTGGCGGCTAACGCTAGCCGAGAATGGGACAAACAGAAAGTCATCGCCTTACCATCTAATCAAGTGATTGAGGAGCTAAAAGTGGAAGAAAAGGTTAAACAACAAATAAAAGAAATAGAAGAAAAAGATAGCTTTGATATTAATAAGCACGCATACTTATTCAAGCCCTTCAAGCATTTTGCTGCTAATGCGCCACAAATCCCTAATCCGCCCATAGGTATCGATGAACCAAGCAAAGTCGTACAGGAACCTGCACCAACCGACACTTTGCAAGTCGAAGAAAATCCTACAAAAGCCTATACCGAATTGCCAGGTGGGTATGTAAATTTCAAGGGAAAGCATATGTCACTAGAAGCATTGCAACAAATGCATCCTGAATTGTTTTTGGTCGCTGATTTTCCTAAAAAGATGTCCACAGGATTCCCAAAAAATCCTCAAATAGATGATGTTCACATTAGGACGGATATTAATCCAAATCGTGTTTACAGGTTCAATGGTACGGATTGGGAAGAAATGGATAAGTCAAAAATAAATTTTGATGAAAAATACATTCAAATCCTAATTCAAAAATTAGAAAAGGGTGAAATGGATGTCCAATTTCTGACGGAAAACGAAAAAGCCCAAATCGAAGAATATCTTAAAAATAGGTCTTGACATAAAATATAAGTTTGTATAGGATGTCACAATCATCAACTTTACTCTAACGGAGAGTAAAAATGAAAGTTAAACTTCTAGTAGCCTCTATTGCACTTTTCGCAGCCGGGTGTTCAACTGTACCACACAAAGATGGTATTGAGCCAGGTAATATTACAGCAGTTAACGCTCAAACTCTAACTAGCAATTTCAGCCGAAATTCTATTAAGGTAGAATGGAATTGTTTTTGGGGGACAGGCATCACGCAGTCCACGTGCGTTCAAACTAGTATCAAATCGATCACTGTAACCGGATATGCTCCTTCATTTGGCTCAAGTGATGCCCTTCGTGAAACAGCGTTCCGTGTAAGTTATGATGTAGCCTTGGACAAGTTGATCCGGTTTGTCAAACAAGACATTGATAGTAGCAGAGTCACAAATACTATGGCTAAAAACATTGAAAAGGCAGCGGATCGTATGAAAACACGTATTAGTGCGGGAGAAGATGTAGCAATGTCTGATGCTGATGCTGCTAAGGATACCAATTATGCTGTACGAGAAAATACAAACGACACAGTACGTTCTTTTACAGAAGTAATTCGCACACAAGCTAACGGTATTATCCGTGGCGCTCAAATTGTAGAAGAAAAGGTGGTTGATCGCCAGACAGTAGCCACTACAATTAAGTGGGAATCTAGCGTATCAAACGCAGTACGTGGTCTTAGGAAACAATTTGGCACTAAATAAAAATGAAACTGCTACTATTGTTTGTAGTATCGCTTCTCACTGCCTGTGCCCATACTACTCAAGTGGAGCCACCACTTAGGGTAGTGGGCAAAGGTGCGACATACGAAGCAGCAAAGCAAAGTGCGTTCAGGGATGCCATTGAACTAAAAGTAGGTTCAATGGTTCTTAGCGAGCGCGAAACAGCTAACTTCATTCAAACCCGTAATGAAATTTTAGTGTATAGTGCTGGCTTTGTTGACGACTATAAAATAATCAACAGAGTAGATGGTGCGGGCACAGTATATATTACTATGGATGTTTGGGTTAGTTCCACAAAACTATCTAATAGATTGCTCAGTACCAACAACTCAATTCAATCATTTGACGCATCAAGGCATTTGGCTCAGACCTCAACTATTCAGCGTGAAAGAGAGCAATCAGGTAAAATGCTGCGTGAAGTGATGAATGACTATCCCAAACGAGCTTTCAAACTAGAGCAGTTTCCCTATAAACTATCAGTTACTAACGATAATAAAACTCTACTATCTGTGGGCTATAGGCTAAGTTATGACTATAATTGGCTACAATCAGTAAACGCGGCATTGTTGAAGTTTAGTGATGGAACGAATCCACTAAATAACTTTTTGAACGGTGCTGCGATTCAATCACAAGCTGAAGCTGTAATTATCAGTAAAAGTCCCAATGCTATTATCATGGGTGAAAAGCGGCACTATACATTTACGAATATGGATAACTTTTTAATTTTTAGAGATTCATTCTTTTATGGTAATGAGGTTAGAATTAGTATGAAATTTTATGATAGCAATCATAGAGTTATTCATTATAGTTGTTGGCGTCCCGTGTTCATGAATGAACGCAGCAGTACTGGCGAATTTTATAGGTTTATTTCACCTGAGGGTAATAGATTTGCAGTGATGGGTAATTCTTACGAAGATGGTACCATTAAAGTGACCCTAAGTAAGGATTTGCTTAAAAACATGAGGCATATTGAAATTGCAATTTCATCTGTAAATGAATGCAAATGAGCAAAAGTTAATGTAGGGCATAATAAAGATAAGTATAATAATGACGACAGAAAACAAACTTAATCATTGTTCTTTTTGCGGGAACCATAAGGATGTAGTTAAAAAACTTATAGTAGGTGATGACGTAGCTATATGCAGCGATTGTATCGACCTATGTAATACGCTCATCAAAGATGACAAGGTTGATGATTCTACTACTCAATCTGGTGTCAATGATCCCGTTTTAGTAAAACAATACTTAGATGACCACGTAATAGGGCAAGATCATGCTAAAATGATTTTGAGCGTAGCAATTACTAATCACTATAAGCGCATAAACAATCCCCCAAAAGACCTAGAAATACAAAAAGGTAATGTGCTCCTTTTAGGTCCTACTGGATCAGGTAAAACATTATTAGCTAAAACTGTAGCAAAGTATCTCAATGTTCCTTTTGTGGTTGCCGATGCCACTTCATTGACTGAAGCAGGTTATGTGGGTGATGACGTTGAAAGCATGATTAGTATGCTATTAAACGCGGCTAACGGTGATGCAAAATTAGCTGAACGCGGTATCGTATTCATCGATGAAATTGATAAAATTGCTAGAAAAAGCGAATCAACAAGTATTACCCGAGACGTTTCAGGTGAAGGCGTACAACAAGCATTACTAAAACTAGTTGAAGGAACTACATGTAGAGTACCTTCTACAGGTGGCAGAAAACATCCCAGCGGAGATATGGTTGAGATTAATACAAAAAACATATTGTTTATTGCTGGTGGAGCATTTGTGGGTTTAGGTGAAATTGTTGAAAGCAGATTGCGTGGTACTAACATTGGATTCGGAGCAGAAGTAAAAAGTAAATTAGACTATGATCTAAGTGATGTCACACCTGATGATCTTACAAAATTTGGTATGATTCCTGAACTAATTGGTAGATTTACTACGGTAGTGAGTTTGGATAAATTAACTAAAGAAGATTTGGTGCAAGTTTTGACTGAGGTAAAAAACAACTACATAGATCAATATAAGTATTTGTTTAGTTTAGACGATATTCAACTAGTTATAGATAAATCTGCAATTGATGAAATCGCAGAAAAATGTCTGAGGTTGAAAACAGGTGCCCGAGGATTGCATACTGAGATAGAGCGAGCTTTATTGCCACATATGTTCAATGTACGTAAATATGTAGAAAAAAACATTGGCAAGATAAATATAAGCAGAGAAGAAATTCTCAATCCTAAACCATTTATTTGAGGAATTATGAAGTTACAAGGAAACAAAGTTTATGTAAAGGACGACAATGTTGATCGCGCTTTACGTCAATTCAAGAAAAAAGTAGCAGACTCAGGTCTACTACAAGATTTACAAGAGCGTCAAGCTTATGTAAAACCTACAATCAAGAAAAAGCTTGCAAAGGCACAGGCTAAACGTAGATGGAAAAAATATCTTAGGGATCAAGAGTTGCCCAAAAAGATGTTTTGATACACAAAATCTCTTTATTTTTTACGCAAACATAGTATAATAAATAAATTTGTAGATGCTTCGGGTCTACACATTATGTCATTATTTGCTTAAAAGGAGGAATAAAATGACCAAAACTTTAACATTACGTGCCTTAGACATTCCATCAGTACATAAATTTGGTATCGGGTTTGACCGAATGTTTGATGAACTACAACGTCTAACAGAACAACAAGGCACTTATCCACCTTATAACATTATTAAAGTCAGTGACAATGAATTCACTATTGAATTAGCTGTTGCTGGATTCAGTGAGGGTGAGATTGATATTCAAGTAGAAAAAAATATTCTTACAATCAAAGGTAGTAAAATCAAAGACATTGATGCTGCTCCCGTTGAATTCTTAGTAAAGAATATTGCTACAAGGGACTTTGAACGAGAGTTTACGCTAGCAGAATATGTAGAAGTAGTTGACGCCAGCGTTTCTAACGGAATTCTTTCAGTTTCACTAGAAAGAAAAGTACCTGAACAAGATTTACCTAAGCGTATTGCGATTACTTATAATAAATAATATAATAAGGCGTGTCTCAAGGCACGCCACTAACAAGTGAGATAAAATGTCAAAAACAGAAATTAAACCCAAAATTGCTCCGCTAACAAATCTAAAAGAGCCATCTTTGTACAAAGTGATTTATTTCAACGATAGTGTTACCACTATGGACTTTGTTATGGGAACTCTTATAGATTATTTTGATTACAACGATGAAACTGCCCTAGCAATCACTAAAAATATTCATGAGCAAGGCAGTGCTGTGGTTGCAGTTCTACCCTATGAAATCGCAGAGCAGCGTGGAATTGAAGTTACACTTGACGCAAGAGCAAGTGGTTTCCCATTACAAGTTAAAATTGAAGCGGAAACTAATTAAACCTCGATCGATATTCTTTTAGGCCAATAAGGTCGTTTTTTGAGGTAAGGGTTATTTATATAGTGGATATTACTAATTGTAGTATCCACTATTTTTTCATATGTGCCAAAAGCCCAACTGACAACTTTCTTTTGGGTATCAGAAGAAAGTATAACATCTAATGATATTTCATCTTCCGCACTTTTTGGATGCTCACCAAAATATAATTGTAGTTTAGGAACTGAGCTACTTACAATCATAATTTTTTTCACATCTAAATGCATTTGAAGTTTTTCTATAGTTGCTTGAAGATAAGCTAAATCTTCATATCTATGAACTTCATTTTGCGCTTGTTCAATAATACTGAATTTATCTTCTAATCCATACCAGCCATTTGACCCCACTACTGCCACGCCATCCACAATTATTACATGATGATGAAGCATAGTTACACCTCTTATATCATCGCATAATATGGCAATCTCAGCCGTTCTTTCATGTATGTTAAGAATGTTTTTATATTCTAAGAATCCAGGCGTGTAAAAGATAGCATGATAGAATCTGCCCAAATGCCTTAGAGTTTGTTCTATAGTTCTTAAATCATTGCTTATATTACCTGCAATGACGCAATATAGGCTGGTAGCCTTAGATTCCCAATTAAAAGAATCATCAGGTTCTAGATACAAATCGCTGATTAAATCAAATCCTACTGACACGATTACTTTTTAGGTGTTGATTTTTGTTTTTTGGGTTTTCCTGACTTTACTCCTGATGCTTTAGCTTTAGGTGCCTTTGGCCTTTTAGCTGCGGCACCGCCATCAACTTTTTTAAGTTTAGGTTTGGCCATCTTGGCAGGTTCTTGTGCTGATTTTTCTTCAGCAGAAGTTACAACTGTAACACCAAAAGTTTCGTCCATTGTGTAAACAACAGGAGTTTCAACTTTATAAGGAACAGATTCTGGTGCAGGTTGTGCAGGCTTACGGTTAGACCAATAATAGAATATGCCATAAGCTACAGCTACCAAAACAATAACACCCATAATAAATAATTCCATTTTTATCTCCTAGTAAAATAGTATTTACTATGGTTTTTACCATAACATACTTTTCCTGTCAGTATTGACATGCTACTATTTTTACTTTATACTAAATATTACTATGCCTAATTTAGATTTGCTAAACCTGATGCATGAACCACTACCCAATATTTCTTATCAAAAGAAAATGGGTTATAGGACTCATATTGGTGAAGTTGAAAATTTATATAAGCTTATAAATGAAAGCGTTTTTGATAATAAGTTGTCCATGCCCGAAATTATAGTCAAGGGAAGGTGCAGACAATATTGGGGGGTATGTTTTGGAGAAATAGAGAAACCTGACGAGTCCCACAGTTATTGTAGAATCAAATTGATGGACAAATGGTTTTGTAGACAATGGTTGATAACTACATTAGCACACGAAATGTGTCATCAATACCAATGGGACATCATTAGTGAAGAGCGTAAGTTATTAGGTAAAGAACCCATCATGAGTCATGGTCCTACATTTTTTATCCATAGACCCAGGTTAGCCGAACATATGATTAGTTTGAAAAGATACCACGGTATGAAGAGCTGGTTCAAAACACAAGACTTTTTCAAATCATAACAGATAAATACATATTATGCGTGATATTTTAGACTTACTTGAAAGTATTGTATTAGACGAAAGCCGTGGTTTAGCGGGTAGGAAACCTGGAGATATATTCAAAAATTCAAAAGGCGAAGAAATAACATTTGATAACATAGCATTTTATCCTGATGGTGGGGGTAAGTACGAATCTGAGCAAATGGATGCTGCTATTCAGCAAGTTCAACAACAAGCAAACAATATACGATGGCAAAATGCACGCACTGCTAAAAGTGGTGGATTCGCTATAGCTACTTTTCAGGGCCCTAATGGACCTATATATGTAGGAAGATATTTAGAAAAAGTAAGTCCAGATCCATTACAAAATAAAGTACCTAATGAGTTTGATGATTTTAGATTGGCGGGTAAAGCTGCCGCAAAAACACAAGCAGGTTTGACGCCACAAGACTTACTAATAGATAAACTCAATCTTAGTATACCTAAGATAATGAATCAGCTTGCTAAATCATTGGGCACAGATAATCCCCTATATGCTGTAGCTCACAAAGTGGCTATGGGTGAGGGGTTACCTATTGTATTTCCTGCACCTCAAAGTATAAGCTTTAGTGCATTCCGTGATTATTTTTGCGAGATACTACAGCCAATAGCACTTATCAATGGAACCTACACAGGTAATGCTGGAGAAGCAGCAGAAATTTTCATGGATGGTACATTTGAAAATTGTTTAGCAAGCTTTGACGATAGTAAGAATGCTGGGTTGAGTGATAGTATTCTAACAAATCCTGAAGGCAAAGAAATAAAAATCAGTAGTAAAGGTGGAAAGGGCGCAACTGCTAGCGTGAGTAATCTAGTTGATAGCGTAAACGATTTACAAAGCACACCTAATGGTAGAAAGCTATTAAAGAAATATGGTACAGTTATTGATCTAGTTAAAGATTTAAAAGCAGCAGGTCAAGCAGGTGCCCCATTGATTTTAGGTGTTAAATATGGCATCATAAATGAACAAGAAGCGGATCAAATTCGTGCTATGAAAACTATGGCACCTGTCCCATATGACAGTATCAGCAAACTTAAACTTACTCCTAATCTTAAAAAGTTAGCCAATAGTAAAAAGCCAGAAAACCTAGAGCAAGTGAACATGTATTATCACTTGATTGCTGTAGTAGCACATTTGGCAGCAGATGAAGTAAATGAAAAAACTGACTTTAGTAAAGCCGCCGCTGATATTCTAAACAACGGTGCATTGGTTCAAGTTTATACTAAAGCCAAAGAGGGCAAAACAGAATGGATCCTGCAAGAGTTTAATACAGTATATCCTGGTGAAAGCATCAAAGGGGTTTATCTATCTGCTGGTAAAACTTACTATAGTACAGGCATCAAAGGTAACTATACATTCAAGATCGACAAAGGTGCAGGTGTAGCTAAAGAAAAACTAGCAGATGCACCTACAGCAGTTGGCGTAGCTGACATAGACTTGGCTACCGCCTCACAAAAAATTGTAGGTGGACCTTCTACCAGAAAAGCAATTAAACCCGCTCAGGATGCCGTTCCTGGTGTGGGCAGAACAAAGCGCCGATAAGTTACCAAAACTATTGACCTAGACCATATTTTATTGTATAATCTATTATACAAATTAAAAGGAATAAAATATGGCATTGGTACCTATCGTATTGGAAAATACAGCCCGTGGCGAACGTAGCTATGATATCTATTCACGCCTATTAAGGGACAGAGTTATTCTACTTGAAGGTGAAGTTCACGATCAAATGGCAAATTTGGTTGTAGCACAATTGTTGTATTTGGAAAGTGAAAACCCTGAAAAGGATATCAGTCTTTACATAAATTCACCTGGTGGCAGCGTAACGGCAGGTATGGCTATGTACGATACTATGCAATTCATCAAGCCTGATGTTTGTACCATTGTAATGGGTCAGGCTTGTAGTATGGGTAGTCTATTAGCACAAGCAGGCGCTCCTGGAAAGCGTTTTATTCTACCCAATGCCCGCCACATGATTCATCAACCTTCAGGGGGTGCCCGTGGTCAAGCTACTGATATGGAAATTCAGGTTAAAGAAATTCTAGCCATGAAAAAGTCATTGACGGAAATTTATCTAAAACATAATAGTAAAGGTAAAACATATGACCAATTACTATCGGATATGGAACGTGACCGTTTTATGTCGGCTCAACAAGCGTTGGATTACGGTCTAGTAGATCAGATACTTGAAAAAAGAGTTTGACAAAAATAGTAAATTATAGTATAGTGTAATGAATAAATTGCTAGGTCCCCATATAATTTATGCTCAAATATATCATTAGTATTGGTTTTATTACACTATCTAACCTGTCTTACGCCAATATTGGCTTTATAACCGGAGAAAGACTGTATATTTTAATGACAGGGAACAGTATGAATCAGCTGGAAGCTGCTAACTATATTATGGGAGTGACCGATGCGATGCTGCCCTCAACCTGTCCTAATACATACGTAATACTCAGACAGGTAGTGGACTCAACTAAAAAGAGCTTAGAGCAATTTCCCGAAGAAAGAAACAAAAGGAATGCATCTGATTTTATTATCCAAGCTCTAAAAAAAGAATTTTCTTGTAAAAACGAATCTTCAAAAGAAGATAAAAAATTTTTTGAAGATAGAATTAAAAAGTCTAAACCAAAACTTTTAATTTAACAGAAATATTATGAAAAAATTTGTTGCAGCATCGCTTCTTACTATTTCATCTGTTGCGTATGCTGCAGGCGAATTTGACACTAACATACACTGCTTCAAGCTATGAATGGCAGTGATGTAAATCGCGCGTTTGCGTTAGGATATGTAATTGGTGTCCATGACGCATTATCTGGCATCGCCGTATGCACACCTGATAGTATTACCAAAGGACAGGTTCGTGACTTTGTTAGAATCTACTTTTAGTTAACAACATGAGTAAACTTGGCACCGAGGCTAGTCAACTGGTAATACAAGCCCTTTAGCAAATTTGGCTCTGCCGCAGATAATTGAATGAGAATGATAATTTGGCCAATAATAGCAATTGCTATGTTTGGTTGGTTGATATTGATTTCAACATTCTTGATTGGTTCATCTACTATTCAATGGATAATAGGTAAGCCCATAGTTATACGAGAAAGTGGCGAGGTAACCGGCTATTTCCGTTGGTTCAAGTTTTACCCAAAATTTGACAAATAATTGGATTGGTGCTAGAATACTCTCATATGCTGAAAAAACGGAGTTAAAGATGGTTACGGTAGAAGTTACGCTGAAACTGACGGTCGATCTTAGCAACCCCAAAGCTGTGGCTGCGTGGATGGAGGACGTGCTTGAAAAGAACCTCCAAGAGGAAGGTGAAGCCGTCGAAGTTCTGCGTTGGATCAAAGTGGATCTTGACAAATAATCGGTTTGGGTGTATAATAGCTTTATACACTGAACGAACAGGAACTGATCCAAATGGTTACCAAAGCTGAAATCATCAATCTTCTCCGCACGAACGACCGCGCTATCGCCCGCGCCCTGGTGGTTCTGGCTGATCGTCAGACGGCGGATGAGCAGGCTTCGGAGAGTACCAAGTACAACAACGGTCGAGGCTTTCGTCCGTGTCACGCTCACATGGGCACTTCGATGGCGAAGTTTTTCCGGGCCCGCGGCTACCTGAGCCCCAAGCAGGTCGCGTACTGGCGCGCCAAGATGAAAACTGGCCAGATGCGGATCGAAATCTACGCTGGTCAACTTCTTGAGGCTGCTCAAGCCAAGGCTGCTGCTAAGGCTGTCGCAGTCAAGTCGGGCGGTCCTAAAGGTGGTGTCTATAAACCCCAGACTGAAATGGTCAAGGTCAACGGTGAGTGGGAGCGTCCTGCTAACCCTTACGTGGGGCAAGATGTTGGCAACATGATGGAAGAGCGTATGGTTCGCATGGAGATGGACCCCGCCGATCCCCGTATCGCTATGATTGACGAGGCTGCTATGCAGGCTATGGATGCTGAGGCTGACCGTCGTCGAACGGAACTGGACGAGCAGCGTAAGTTCCTGGCCAGGCTTCAGATGGAAGGTTGATAATAAATCCCATTTCCTGTATAATACGCTTATACGCTGACAAATGGAAACGACGATGAAATACACTCTGATTACTCGCAAAGGTAAGATTATGTGTTTCTATCTCAAGGACATGGCAGAACTGTATCAGCAACTTTATGGCGGCACTATCGTTACTGGTAGTGTCATTGAACAAAAGGAAGTGGCGTGAAAGTATATATCGTTATTCGTAACGATAAAATCGAAACGGTGTTCCTAACCCTAGAACAAGCCCAACATCATGTGGCTGCCGTCAAAGGGTGGAATGTTTGGCAAATCGTAGAAAAAGAAGTTGAAGGATCACTGGCATGAACGAACTGAAGTTTTCTAAACGCACTCGGAATGGCAAGACTTATGTCTCCGTTCAAGGAGACTTTGATTACAATACTTTGGTTCAAGCATTGTTAAAAAAGTATCCGAGTGCTCGCATCACTTCGGGTGGTGCATATACAGGCGTTACAGGAGTATTGGCGTGAACGAACGAATTAAGGAACTTGAACTTCAGGCTTATGTTGAAGTTACACAACCTTGGAGGGATCCAAGTAGCGGTTATGTTTATGAAATAACGGGTAAAGAATTCAGTCGTGAAAAGTTCGCCGAGTTGATTGTGCGGGAGTGTGCTAACTACATTACCGATAAGGCAACTATTGAAACTTTGCTGGGCGAGAGACTCATGGAACATTTCGGAGTTGAAGAATGAACGAACGAATCAAGGAACTGGCAGAACAAGCTAGAGAGTATGCCTCTACAAGGGATATGACAGGCGAATATCTGATCGCTTTTGATCAAGATAAGTATAGCCAAAAATTCGCCGAGTTGATTGTCAAGGAATGTTTAGAAGTAATGCGGTTAGTCCCGTATGACACTGACAGGGAATTTGGTGATGAAGTTATCTATCAGGATTCAGTTAAGAAACATTTCGGAGTTGAATGATGAACGAACGAATCAAAGAACTTGCCGAACAGGCAGGCATTGAAACAGAATTTGACAACTACGGAGAAGTTAGGCTTTCAATGGCATACGGATCAGCCCTTGAAAAGTTCACCGAATTGGTTCTGAAGGAATGCGAAAAGGTTGCTAAGAATCCACAGTGGTATGGCGAATCGCCGTCTAATGGTTGGCGCAACCCTATTCGGCATGTGTGTAATGTAATGAAAGAACATTTCGGAGTTGAAGAATGATCCTAAATAACACACCTCAAAACGAAGCCATCCTGTCCAATGTAGGTCAGGTAGGCGAGTTTCGTATTCGTAACAGTGCCAAAGCTTTCAGCATCCTATCAAGTGGTCTGTATGCTAACAAGATTAGGGCTATTGTAAGAGAGTTGTCATGTAATGCCTACGACAGTCACGTTGCCGCAAACAAAACCACAGTGCCCTTCGACGTTCACCTGCCTAATTTGCTTGAGCCATGGTTCAGTATCCGTGACTATGGTACTGGTCTGAGCCGAGAACAGGTTACGAACCTCTATACTACATACTTTGAATCCACTAAAACTACCTCCAATGAATTCATTGGTGCGCTGGGTTTGGGTTCAAAATCGCCTTTCTCTTATACTGACAACTTCACGGTTACTGCGGTCAAAGACGGCGTTCGGGGTATCTATACTGCCTTCATCAATGAGCAGGGTGTGCCTTCTATCGCACTAATGGCTGAAAGTGAAACTACCGAGCCTAATGGTGTCGAAGTCAAGTTTTCAGTAAACGATACTAAAGACTTTGGTAAGTTTCAGCAAGAGGCTGGTGTCGTTTACAAACATTTCAAACTTCGCCCAGTAATTTCGGGCGCAAGCAATTTTAAGTTTACAGACCCTGATTACAAAGAGCGGGATATTGTTCCAGGCATTCACCGAGTACATGCCAATCTCCATGGCGGCAAGCAAAGTGTCGCAATCATGGGTAACATTGAGTATCCGATCAATGTTCCTGATTCTGAGCTTAAAGGGTTCGGTGATCTTGCCCCAATGCTAAACTGTGGCCTGGTCATTGAGTTTGGTATTGGTCAACTTGACTTTCAGGCAAGTCGTGAAGGTCTTAGTTACGTGGGCGTAACGCTGGCTAGCATCAAATCAAGGCTGGAACAACTGCGTGACTCACTATCACTTATCATTACTAGGGAAGCCAAAAAGCTAGAAAACATTTGGGAGCGGGCGATTTACCTAGCAGCAATGCTAAATGATCCGCTATACAAAGCAAGCGCCACTAAGTACATCAAAGATACTGGCTTTGATTTTGTATCAATTGATGGCTATGTTAAGCTAAAATCTTGGGAGCTAACTGAAAAGCTGCTACAGGAAGAATTCAACATTGTACTAAAAATGGGTGGCCGCGCCCGACATGAGCGTAGGGCTTATCTTACGCACCCAACAACTAACTACAACGATCCCACTGCAGGTAGCCGCCGCTATCATACTATCACAATCAGCAAAGATCACTATTTTGTAATCAACGATACCAAAAAAGGTGTCTTTGAGCGTACAAAGTATCATTGGGCACGCAAGTCTATCACGGCTTATAGTGAGACTTTTTGCGTAATTGAAAAATTCGACAAAACTAAACCCCTTAAAACTACCGAGTTCTTTGCGTTTATCTCCAACCCACCAAAGAATCAAATTCTACTAGCAACTGAGTTGAGCGAAAAACCCAAAAAAGAGCGGGGAGAAAAAGCTACTATTCTTTCGCTACAAAAACGCAATTACGAACGGCGTCGGGATAGTCGTTGGGTTTGGGAAGATGCGGGTACACTAGATGACTTTGACGATAGCAAAACATACTACTATGTTCCACTATCGCATTACACTATTGGTACCAAATCTACAGAAAAAGAAATCAAAAATCTGTATGAAACAGTCGTTCAAGCAGGCATTCAACCTAATAAACTGTACGGCGTTCGCAAGCAGGAATGGGATGCTGTAAGCAAGAAAAAGAATTGGGTTCATCTTGATACGCTAGTTTTGGACAAACTCAAGTCAGCGGGTACGCATACGGCAAAAGGTTTGGCTAAATCGGCAGTTGACTTTTCAGAATTTTTCAAGCATAATGTAGTGCAGCATCTAAATAGCAATAGTCCTTTCGCTAAACTATTCGCGGAGTTGAAGGATGTGAGGGTGGTTCATAATGACTACAACATCAAGCAACTTATCAGGTGGTATGGTGTAGAGGATAATAGCAAAGTACATGAGGCAGAGAAAAAAGTTTGGATTGATAAGATTCAAGAAGTAAACAAGCGTTATCCGTTCCTATCACAACTGGGTTATAGGACTGAGGTAAAGGACGTAATTGAGTACATCAACATGATCGATCAAGTAAAAGGAATTTAAAATGGCATATCCCTTCATTATTCAAGGCAACAATCTTACTGTCGTTATCGACGGTAACCCCCACACAATCAGCAATACTCACGTTACCTTCGACAAGGTAAAAGAGGCAATCAAGGCTGGTGATTGGTCTAAGGTCAAAGATATTATCGAACCCAAGAAAGTAGTTCTAAGCTATGGAATGGGTAATGTCAGTATTCAAGGCGAAACTCTTTACTGGAAAGGTCAACCATGGCACAACGCAATGGCAACACGAATGGTTCAAATGCTTCAGGATGGTTTTCCGATCGAACCTATGGTCGAGTTTATGGAAAATCTAATGGAGAACCCCAGCAATCGAAGTGTCACGGAACTCTATGGCTTTCTGGAAAAGAACAATCTACCAATCACTCCGGATGGTTGCTTTCTGGCTTACAAAAAGGTACGAAGTGATTTTAAGGATGTATATTCAGGTACGATGGACAACTCACCTGGAAAGGTAGTTGAAATGCCGCGTAACCAAGTTGATGATCGCGCTGACAATACCTGCTCACATGGTCTACATTTCTGTAGCAAGGATTATCTACAACATTTTAATGGGGATCGTATCGTTATCGTAAAAATCAATCCCAAAGATGTAGTCAGTATTCCTACAGATTACAACCATAGCAAGGGTCGTGCTTGCCGTTACGAAGTTATTTCGGAGCTAGGTGTAAGCCCCGATGATGCTTTTGTTAAGCCAGTTCAAACTGATGCTGGTTGGCCTGAACCAGTGCTGGTTCAGCCTGAACCGGCAAAACATCAACCCAAACTAGGTAAGACTGAATTTTATCGTGGCTATAGTGATGGTTTCTATGGTTACGATGAGCAAGAGTTTCTGTCACAGGATTACTATGAGGGTTATGAAAAGGGCTGGCGTGATGCTGAAGATGATCGTCCCGAGCGTTATCGCTTTGAGGATGATGGTTATTCAGAAGATGACCCTGAAGTAGGTTGCTAAAAAATGAATGACGATCAAGTCGATGGACTGAATAGTTCTACCTATTGGCGTGACAGGAACGAACAAGAGTCCCGAGAAAAGCGCATTGAAGGTAAAAAAATGATGCGCGACCTTATGGCGTGGTGGGCTGAAAAGGATCGCTGGGCAGAATTTGTCAAGTCATATCCGCAGCGATTTGCCCAAACTCTCCACAAAGCCAGTGTTATTGGTAAAGTAGAATTCCTGCCTGACTCAAATCTATACAGGTTTGACGTTGATGGTGGGGTAGAAATTGGGGTAGAGATTCCCCATCTACCTGATTGTCCCGTAAAAGAGACATTTGAAAAAGTAGAAAGCACATTCAATTCATAATTGAGGAATTATCATGTCTACTCATTCAGCAATTGGTATTCTCGCCGACGGAAAAATCACTGCTATCTATGCTCATTATGACGGCTATCTTAGCCATTATGGCGTTATTCTTCTAAGATACTATGACGAGGCAAAGACAAAACGCCTTGTTAGCATAGGGGATCTTAGTACGCTTGGCACAGAAATTGGTGAAGAGAAAAATAATCTATTCAATGGGGCCTTTTCACCAAAAGCAGAAGATACAACCTTTCCCAAAATTTGTAGGTTCTATGGCAAAGATTATGGGGAAGAATTCGACACCAAAACAGAATTTTACTATGAAATGACTATGCGTGGATGTGAGTACATTTATCTAATGCTAAATGGTAAGTGGACCGTCAAAACCGACGGTAATAAATGGATGGACCTAGAAAAAGCCCTTGTAGTGGATACCCTAATTAGGGATTGACAATAATTCCCACTTCTGCTATAATACGGAAACTATGAAAGTACCTACTATTGGCAGCAAGATCAAGATCCGTGTCAGTTATTGGCAGGGTCCCCGAATGATTCCCCCTCAGCCCGGATTTCATGAGTATGAGGGTGAAGTTGTCAAGTCCTACAATTGGCTGAATGATCGTCAATTCTGTATGACTGGCGACAAAGATTGGCCCATCAGGGTAATCAGCATGGATATGGTTGAGGACATCCAGCTGCTGAAGGGTACATTCAAAGAAGTGGATACGGGGGTCAAGGTATTCACGGTCAAAGGTAGCAAGGGCAATAGCTACACTGTGACTAGAAATGGTAAGGGTTGGAATTGTACTTGCCCAGGTTTTCAATTCCGTCGTCAATGTAAGCATGTTTCGGAACTGAGTGGTGTAAAATGAAACATCTTTGTAGCCTCATTCTTACCATCATGTGGGTAGCAGGTATTGTAATTGCTAAAGGCGTTGTAAGTACATTCTTCGCAATCATTTTCCCTCTTTGGGCTTGGTATCTTGTAGTCGAACAGGCTGTAATCAAATATTTACTATGAACGAGAAAGAAAATACTGTTAGAATTCTAAAAGAAGAACGCCTATTGGTTACTGGCTTTTGGTGCCGTTTTGGTCTACACAATTGGACAAAATGGAGTACACCTTATAGAGCTAGCATTTACCTTATCCAAGAAAAAACTTGCGGTTGTTGCGGCTTAGTTAGACACAGAAAAGTAATGGCTCCATGATTTATTACAAAATTAGAAATAAAGATACCGGGTTGTTTGTGAAAGGTACACCTGCCTATTACAGTTACGATAAAGATGGTCGCGTTTTTCAAACACTGGGCAGGCTTAGGTCGTTCTTGTCCAACGTCATATCTAATGATGAACATTATAATAAATACCATGACCAAAAACGCAATCGTCTATCAGAATGGGAAATCATTGAATTAGAAATGCTTGTCAAGGATGTTAAAGGCGTTCACGAAGTAATCAAAGCAGACAAACTTATTAAACTATTATGAAATTGGTCTAGTATAGAACACACCAATTTTTTCCTGTAGAGCCTTTTTGTATCATATCACACATTACGGATTTATTTACACCATAATAATTTATTAGCACCCATCTAGTACAATGTATAATTTCCCCTGTTTTTAAATTAAAAAATGTGTACGTATTATTGTCAAATCTGGGATTTTTCTTGTACGAATTGTCTTTGCCCTTTAAGCTTCGCGACCTTAACTTTTTTAATTGTGTAGCTTTTTCTATACCATATAATTCTTCGTATGATTTTCCTTTAAATTGTTTTATTGCTCTTTCTCGTAATGCCGATTTAACTTGATTAGTATGAGTTTTTCCGAACATACCATTGACTGCACCAAAACACCCTCCACCATCACCATTCTCATCTTTTAGATTAGCCCATTTTTTACTAGTAGACACAGACCAAAGCTTGCTATAAAATAGCCCCCAAGCTTTTATTGCTGATTTGGATATACACTTATGAAGTATTTTAGTATCGTAATTGTATCCGTGTTTCTTTAGATGAAGGTTCCAATATGTACCTGATCCTGTATATGTATGTGGATTTTTATGTGAAGTAAAACCTAAATATTGTAGCCCAGTAATTCTATGCGTCTTTACATAGAGGTAATAAATATTCATGCTGATTGCTCCTTGTAGCATTAGAGAGGATGGGTATTCCACTACCGCGATCCTCATTTTTATTTATTATAATGTTGACAACAATTAAAATTGTATCTATAATAACAATTCAACTTCATTTAAGTGACTATTATGGAAAATAAAGGAAAAGGTGTCGGAGGCATGCGGATCGCGCTCGCCTCCGACCTTTAGTGACTCCACCTAGAATTTGGAGACCTCAATCTTACTAACGATGAAGGTGCAGAGGTCCTTATCCTATCTGGCGACATCATGATCGCTGAGGACCTGCACGATCATCCTGAAGGTGCGGCTAACGGAGTCAATTTGGGTCGCCGTCAAATGGCAGCCCAAATGTACCGTGATTTTCTAAAACGGTGCAGTCACCAGTTCCCGCATGTAATTTATGTGGCGGGCAACCATGAATTTTATCATGGCAAGTTTTGTCGTGGATTGGATACTCTGTATGACGTATGCGCTAAGTTGCCCAATGTATACTTTTTGGAAAATGAAACCAAGGTAATTGGCGAAGTGTCTTTTATTGGATGTACGCTTTGGACGGATATGAATCATGGCGATCCGTTGACCCTTCATGCTGTCCGAGACATGATGAACGATTACAATGTGATTGTAAACGATAGCCAAGGTTATACTAAACTCAGACCTGCTCATACACTAAGCAGACACCTTAAATCGCTACAATACATCAAAAATGTAATTCAAGGCAAGCACGATGAAAAATTTGTGGTAGTTGGACATCATGCTCCTAGTAAACTCTCTACGCATGAGAATTACAAGAATGATTTTATTATGAATGGCGCTTATAGCAGTGACCTCAGTGAATTTATCCTTGACAATCCTCAAATCAAACTTTGGACTCATGGCCATACTCATTATCCATTCGATTACTTGATTGGTTCTACCCGAATTGTGTGTAACCCACGCGGGTATATTGGACATGAGCCTCAGGCAGATGACTTCAAACTCAAGTATTTGGAAGTATGAGCTATAGTTTAGGTAAACAAGGTTACCAAACGCTATTGATTAAGCACCTCGACTAATCTATAATGCTGGTACGTTGTAAGTCACAACGAAACATTTAAAAGGAAATAATATTATGACTAAGCAAGAACGTGTACTAGAAGCCCTTCAGCGCGGTGAGCAACTAACCGCCAAGCAAATCGCTGCTCGTTTTGGTGTTGCTAACCCAAGAGCCACAATCAGCGACATTCGCTATCAAGGTTTTGCAATCTACGCAAACCGTAACGTTGACACCAAAGGTCGTGTCACAACCAAGTATCGTCTAGGTCGCCCCTCACGCGCTCTAGTCGCTGCTGGTTATCGTGCCCTATCACTAGGTCTATCTGCCTAACTTTTAGAACCAGAAAGGTTTGACGGGTACCTTAAACAAAGCCCGTCGACAATTCAAGGACTATGATGAATTTATTTCACGAAATCATGGACAAACTGGGTCGATACAGATTGATCCCAGATCGCAGAACAGGTGCAAACTATATGCACCGTTATTACATTTTTCTCAAAGATCGCAAACGCTTCCCTTTCAACGTCACGCTACATAAAATTGTACGTAGTGACGATCCTATTTTTCACGATCATCCCTGGCCTTACATGACTATTGTCCTAAAAGGTGGTTATTGGGAACACACACCTAACTTTGATGAGAATGGTAAACTAACAGGTGAAAACAGGGTATTTAAAGGTCCAGGAAGTATTGTACGTCGCAAATCAAAAGAGTATCATTGGCTTGAGCTTGACAATGAACAACCCGCAGTGACTTTGTTTTTTATGGGTCCTCAACAGCGTGAATGGGGTTTCTTAGTTGAGCTAAAGCGTGGCGTTACTCGTTGGGTAAAATGGACACATTACTTAGAAGATTGGAAAAACTATCACGAAACTAAAGTAATGAGCAAAACTTTAAAAGCACTGAATGAGAAAAAAGAATGAAAACTAAATGCGATGAGCTTAAAGATTATGCCATCTTAGAGGGCTCTGAATGGGGCGAGGCTATGATGGCTTTATGTCATGTAAGTCATTACTCCTATCTACTAAGCGAAGAACTATCTACTGCTCTACAAAAAGAAATCTCAGATAACTTGGAGTACGTCAAGGCTAACGCTACTATCGTAGAATCATCTGAAACACGTACTACTAAGTATAAAACATTAGAGTGGAATGAATAATGACTAGTCAAACAGAAGAAATTCTACATATTCTACAAGAAGAATGCGCCGAGGTAATTCAGGCAATTAGTAAGTGCCAAAGGTTTGGATTTAATAATGCTAAGCCAGGCACTGACAAAACTAACTTGGATCAACTACAAGAAGAACTAGGTGACGTAATGGCTATGGTTGAACTATTAGTAGAACAAAAAATTGGTGTACAGCATATTAATATCACAAAAGCCAAAGCCAATAAGTTTGACAAACTAAAAAAATGGTCTACAATCAGCACCAATAAATAAAATCATGGATCTTTTGTCTATTATTCTAAATGCTATTTGGATTGCCTTTTGGTTTTGGGTAGGTACTAAACTTGTTGAAAGAGTAAAATCTCTCAAAGAGAAAGATAATCTTCTATCTAAAGAAGCAGTGATTCTAAGTCAAATCAAAAAGATCCCCACACTAAAAACAGAAATTCATGGTGAAGTAATTTTTGCTTTTAACACAGGCGATGATACATTCGTTGCTCAAGGTTCAAGTATTGACGAAGTAGCAGAAGTAGCATATAAATACAGAAAAATTGATTTGGCTTATGTATTACACAATGGGCAACCTATTTGGTTCTTGAATGGTAAAGTTACAACAACAGATGTAAAGCTTACATGAAAGCAAAATTAGGAAAGTATCTTACTAAGAAAAATAGAAAAATTGATATTGTCATCGACAAGTATGATACATGGGGTCTAGACCATACCCTAGCGTTGATAATCCTTCCCTGCCTAATTCAACTGAAACACACGAAGCATGGTGTTCCTGGAGATTTCGCTAGTGTTGGTGGCGAAGATTACGAACTTCAACAGGCTTTTGACTTTTACAGAGATAGTCATAATTGGGCCTTTGATGAAAAAATAAAAGAATGGGATGAAGTTCTTGACAAGATGATTTGGTCTTTTCATGAAATTGCCAAAGATGAGTATGGGGACAAATATCATCATGGTAAACCAAAGTATGAATTCGTAAAAACTAATACTAAGTTCCCTAACCCTGTTACAGGTAAAATGGAAGATACATTTGAAATGGTCGATAAAAATCCCGAAGAACATTGGTACGACCACGTGGGTCATAGACTGCACGAAGAAAGAATCCAAGAAGGTTTAGATTTGTTCGGCAAATACTTTAGAAATCTTTGGGACTGATATGAACTCATTTGACCACATGGTGATGGCATTAAATAAGGCCGCAGTAGAATATGAAAAACTCAAACTTCCTAAAATTGAAGTTCAACCAAATCCTGACAAGATTAAAATTACTCAAGAAGAGTTTGACAATTTTTATAAAGAATTTGTCTTTGAAAAGCTTAAAGGCGTAAGTTTGGCATCGGCATTTTCGGAAAAGTTTAAAATAACTGACGTAATTTTCATGGTAAAAACCAGTGATGACTTTGCGTTAGATTTCATAAAAACACATTACTTAAAATGAAACAAAAGTTTATAGACTATTATATGAAAATGGCTGAACTCACAGCCGAACTATCATACGCTAAACGATTACAAGTTGGTGCAGTAATAGTAAAAAATCAACAGGTAATTGGTACTGGGTATAATGGTACTCCTGCTGGTTGGGACAATACCTGCGAAGATAAGGAGTGGTGCAGCGGCGGCGGGTGGCTGGATTATGAAGAAATTATAGAAGGATGGCCCTATGAAGGCACATACCTTGATTCAGATGGCAATGAAATGCAGGGTAGGTATCGTCTAAAAACCAAACCTGAGGTTCTACATTCAGAAATGAACGCACTGATGAAAGTTGCTAAATCAACAGAAAGCAGTGAGGGCGCTACACTATTCTGTACTCACGCACCCTGTATTGATTGTGCTAAAGCCATTTATCAGGCTGGTATTAAAAATGTATTTTACAGAAATCATTACCGTGATGATAATGGACTTAAATTCTTAGAGAAGAGTGGTGTAAGTGTTACCAACTACGAATGACTATAAAAGCGAGATAAAGCTTAATTTTGGAGAGTTGGGTCCCATTATTGAATGGTGCAATACTAATTGCGTAGGTGAGTGGGGATATCAGGTTTTGGGCATGGCTGGGGAACTGCAAGGCGAATATGAATTTTATTTTGCCGATAAAGCAGATTACATCAACTTTACACTATATAAAAAATGAAGTATTTTACGTTCATCCGAGAGTCAAATAAGTTTGACGACATTCTTAAAGATGCCACAATCAGAAAAGCAATTAGAACGAAAATTCTATTCCGTAATCATTTGATTATTGGTATAGAATTAGATAAGGGCCAAATTGAATCTTATATCACATTGAAATACGGGGAAGACCTTAATACCGAATTGATTAAGGATTTTTCCCCTATTCCTAATATTGATTATAAACCCAAGAGAGATTAAAACTTACTAATCAATATCCTTGCTTCTGGAATACGATCACTAATAGTTCTACTTCCCAAGATAATGATTGTTTTTGTTCCTTGAATAGTAGAAACAATCATAGCTATACATCCCCCAGCACGCTGTATGTAACCTGTTTTACTAACAGCAAATCTTTCATTGGCTACAATAGGATTAGTATTTCTGAATACTATCTTTTGCTTTTTATTTACTTGCCAAGAAACGATATTTTTGTTGCTATCTTCTTGAATAGCTTCGTATTGGCTAGCTGCTGCTAATAGCTTGACCAAATCTTCAGCAGTGCTTACATTAGTATGCTGTAATCCTGTGCTATCTGTAAAGGTTGTATTAGTCATATTCAAGGACATTGCTTTGAGGTTCATAGCAGAAATACAAGCATTGAAACCGCCAGGATAATACTCACATAGATATCTTGCTGCTATATTATCAGATTTTACGATAGCTAGTGTAATTAATTGCCTACGAGTCAAATTTACACCGTATAATTTCTTTGGCACTACCTCATCTAATGATTGTCCACTGTCAATAACGACCATAGCAGTCATCAATTTGGTTATACTGGCAATGGATCTTATTTCAGTAGTATTCTTACCACTGATTATTTCACCTTGTTCGTTGGCAACTAGCCAAGATTGGGCACTTATTTCGTCAGCATTCGCAATGCCAAATGTTGATGAAATAACCAATCCTAATAATGTTTTTTTGAATATATTACCCATTATTACTCCTTTAAAGTATTATATATCATTTTTGTTTCATTGTAAAGACTAACAGGTGAGAATAAATAGTGGATGAAAGCAAATGAGATAATCGGTAAAAAAGAAATTCCCCATCTATATTTGGACATGGACGGTGTAACCGCGGATTTTTTTGGGGAGTGGGCCCGCCATCATAATGTTCCAACATATAAACACATTCCAAATCGCGAAGAAGCCATAGATATATTAGCACATAGTAGCCCAAAACAAGTTTATACCTTTTTTCGTGAGTTGCCTCCATTAAAAGGTGGTTTGCAAATCATAAATTGGTTAAAATCAAACAAAGTTCCTTTTACTGTTTTAAGCGCACCCCTAAAAGGGCCTTATTCCAAATATAGCATTCAAGCTAAAAAAGATTGGCTGGATCAGTACAATCCTGGTACAAGTAACGATGCTATATTTACAGGTGATAAATTTCTGTACGCGGTTAGAAATGGAAAACCAAATGTGTTAGTAGACGATTTTGGTAAATATATCAATGCTTGGCGTGAAGCAGGCGGTATTGGCATTAAACATGACGATGTTAGTACTGGTACTACTATAAAACAACTTGAAAAGCTATATTTAGATAAATAATAATATTATTAGATTGGTAAAATAAAATGGACGATATTAAAAAAATTCTTGATTTATTCCGTGAAGCTGAACCCCAAACAGAAGAAGTTTATGAAGACGGCATAAACTTATACGATAGCTTTGATTTTGAAATCGGTGAAGACCTAATAATTGAAACAGGTGTTGTGGGAATAACTGACGAGGGCGACATTATTGTAGAAGGTGATGATGTCATGTTAGGTATTTTAAGTATTAACACCTTAATTACTGAGGCAGAAGATATAGCTGAAAAAATGAAGATGGGTGCTAGTACAGATGCCGCAGCATCAGGCACTATTGGAGAAGCTGAATATCAAGGCCGCAAAGTGCCTTTAGGTAAGCCCATGAAGGGCGATGTGAAAAAATCTAAAGTGTATGTTCGTAAACCTGATGGAAAAGTAGTAAAAGTAAATTTCGGTGATAAAAATATGCGGATCAAGAAATCCAATCCCGATCGCCGCAAATCATTCCGAGCCCGTCATAATTGTGATAATCCTGGACCAAGGTGGAAAGCAAGATACTGGTCTTGCAGAGCTTGGTAAAATATGGCTAAAAAGGCACCAAAAACTTCTACTAGATATGAAGTAATCACACAACAGGATGACAATCCTGACGATATGCTAATCCCAATTCCACCCCCATTGTTACAACAAATGGGGTGGAAAGAGGGTGATGAAATCGAGTTTTCCATGGACGAATTGGGCAGATTAGTACTGCGCCTAAAACGTTGACAATAAATCGCCAATGTAGTATAATAGAGTTTAAATTGACTATCCATATATCAACATGACTATGCACCTTCTACCGCCCATGTACTCTACTACGGGCAAGAAAAAAGGCAAACAAAAGTGGGCCAGTGCCGATGCTAAACGCAAAGCACAGGAATTGGACAGGGAGTGGCAGAAAAAACAACAAGAATGGGCAGCCATTTCTAAGCCCAAAGTCAAGCCTGTTGTCTCGGCAGTAAAATACAAAATGCCCACCGTACCTCAGGACAGGCGCGTGCAGGGCAAATCTATTGACACTGGTGTCAAGGGTGCAGTAACAGTCAAACAAACTCAACATTATACAGGTGATCGCCTTCTTGGCATCACTATCATGCACAAGTCTTGCCTACAACCTGTATTTTCACAGGAACAGGCAGTGGATGCGGCCCACATGCGTCGCTAATATCAGGAGCAAAAAAGTAAATTTTATGGCAAAAGAAAGCACAGTAAAGATTGACGGAACAGTGGTAGAGGTTCTACCCAACACTCTATTCCGAGTCAAACTAGAAACTGAACAAGTAGTTCTAGGTTATATTTCTGGTAAAATGCGCCAGAACGAGATTAAGATTCTAATGGGTGATCCCGTTGAATTAGAATTTTCACCCTACGATATGTCTAGAGGTAGGATCGTAAAGCGAAAATGATATAATGTCTCCAGTCCGATAAATATATGGATGAGAGACATTATCAAACTACTTGAGGAAAAATCAAAGCCTCAAGACATTGAAATCATAGCACTCAACTTCGAACCTAAAGAAGTTGCTCCTGTGCTGTCCAAAGACACCATAGACCTTCACTATGGTAAGTTGGCTCACGGATACGCTGAAAGATACAATAAGAAAGAAGGCGATCCTGAGTTTAACTACGCGGGTGTATTTCTACACAACCTGCTATTCACACAATACCGCGAAGTAAGAAGCAACAATCAACCTAATGGTCCAATGTTTGGATTCATTAACAAGCATTTTGGTTCATACGAAGCCATGAAAGAAAAATTTGAGTCAGAGGCAATGCCTCTACAAGGTTCAAATTGGATCTATCTAGCGTATGATGGAAGTATTAAAACAATTAAAAATCACGAAGTTAGAAAAGACATACTTTTACTAATCGATTGGTGGGAACATGCCTTCTTGCTAGACTATGGATCAGACAAGAAAAAATACTTAAATGAACAGTGGAAGATCATAAACTGGAATGTCATTAATACCCGTTGGGGACAAAGTTTATAAAATAAATAGGGTTTATGAATTTACCTTTATCATATTTTGAATAAATAGTTTAAAGGTAAATAAAACATGGGTTTAAAAATTGTAGGAGGAGTAACAGTACGTCAAGGTATGACTATACTTGTTACAGGGGGTAATGTCCCATCCGAGCCTACCTATTATACTACAGCATTATATCCAATCCTCACCGAAGATTCTTTAGAAGTTGGTACGTTAACCAGCCAGAAATCCACATTGTGGGGCATAAATATAGAAAATATGGATGTAGGGTTTGATGCAGTAAGTGCAACCCTTCCTGTGGTAATTAATTATATAAATTATACTGACGGACTACCCGAAAATATGAATATAGGGTTTGATGCAGTAAGTGCAACCCTTCCTGTGGTAATTAATTATATAAATTATACTGACGGACTACCCGAAAATATGGATGTAGGGTTTGATGCAGTAAGTGCAAACATGGTAGTTGTTATAAATTATATAAATTATGATAACTATCCTACAGAACAGTTGAATGTGGGATTCGATGCAGTAAGTGCTAGTTTAATATAACGGAGTTTTACATGATTAATGTGAATGCTCGCCTTCAAGGCGATTATAATGTAGTAATAAAAAGAGGTGACGGTAAAACCGAAGAAACAGGTTGGTTTAAAAACTTAATTCTAAATCAAGGATTAGACAGATTAGGTTCAACAGGACAGGTAATATCCTATGGACAAGTAGGTTCGGGTACAAATGCTCCCGCCATAACAGATACACAATTACAGACTTATGTAGCAAGTAGCGAAGCTCAATTTGTTGCAAGTTCAGCAACAAATAGCGGATCACCTGACTACTACGCAGAACTTACCTGGGCTTTTAGGTTCCCTCAAGGTTCAGTAGTAGCTATAATTAGCGAAGTAGGTGTCGGATGGGATAATAGTGCAGGGGCAAACTTATTCAGTAGAGCACTCATTTTAGATGGGTTGGGCAATCCAACAACTTTATCTGTAACAGCAGAAGATGAACTTTTTGTTTATTACCGATTAAGAATATATCCCCCATTGACAGATGTTACAGGTTCATTGACTATTGGTTCAGCCAGTTATCCTTATACTATCAGATTAGCAAATGCAAATAATTTTGGTGTGAGTATCTTTACTTTGTCATCCGCTGAAACTTTTAGTGGTTACGGTTATGCGTACACTTATCAGGCTGGTGCAACTTTAGGATCAATAACAGATAGTGGATTAAGTGGTTCTTATACAAACAACCCATCTCCCTCAAGTGCATCCGCACCGCCATCATCTTCAGGGGTTTATAGACGAGATATTTCGTATACTTGGGGAATTAATGATGGCAATGGACCAGGTGGATTTCAAGGAATATTATTTGGCGTAGGACAGAGTTATGCACCGTTTGTATTTAAAATGTACTTTAATGATTTAATACCAAAAAATAATACCAAGCAGTTTAATCTAACAATGCGATTTAGTTGGGCAAGATTATAATGGCTATTCCTGGTGGTAATCAAAATTTTACACCTACACCCGATGTGGGTATATTTTTACCACCTAATGATATTGCTTATAATCCACTATCGCAGATCATTAGGGGAGGTTTAGCTGTTGGCAATACCAGTCAAGGTAGGGATTATCAAAATTGGCAAGTATTCTATGAAAGTGGTGATATCAAAATCAAACCAGTTACTGGTAATGTAGAGTTTACTTATCCTGTACCTAATGCGACTATAGTAAGTGGTGCTTTTGACCAAAATATGAGTCCTATTATTGCTTGGGTAGACACAAGTAATTCGGCGTCGATATACTTTTTTGGACCAAGTGGATACACCACTTTAACTGTAAATGGTGTAAACTCAATGAGGTTAGGTATAGACGATATAAGAGAGTTTTATTCAGCGGCAAGTGATATATTCTTTGCATATACTAAGAACAACAATTTGTATTATAGGATACAGAGAGATAATTATACAAATGAATATCTCATAGGTTCTGCTCCAGGTATGACCTTGCGTAGAATGGGGCCCACAAATAAAAATAGATTTCAATTTGAGTTGTTATGATATGATGATAAAGCTAACTCCCCAAGCACAGAAAAAAATAGAAGAAATAATACTAGAAGAAAATGATCCTACACTAAAGTTACGTGTATTTGTTCAAGGTGGAGGCTGTTCTGGGCTACAATATGGTTTTGCATTAGACAATGAACAATCAGAAGAAGATTTTGAAATTGAAGTGGGGTCAGTAAAACTCATAGTTGATGTAATGTCATCACAGTATCTTCAAGGTGCTTCTATAGATTTTAGTGAAGATATAACAGGGACACAGTTTAAAATACAAAATCCTAACGCGCAATCTACTTGTGGATGTGGTAACTCCTTTTCAGCGCCTGACTGGAATATTTAAATAGCCATTTTATTTTTGTTCTTTTTGATAAATACTCAATAAGGACTAAACAATGGCTATTCCAAATATTGCTAATATTAGGGTAGGATTACCCAATGAATCCATAAACAGTGATTCATTGTTTACAGCATTTACAAAAACTAGAGATAACTTTAATACTATTGCTAACCTAGCCAGCCCCTATAACACCTTTACAGGTAATGGAGTAAGTATAAATGCTAACTCCCAAGCAGGCATAGTTGATATAACTAATACTGGAGTTACTCGTATTGTTGCTGGCACAGGTGTGAGCATTAGTTCTGCTAATGGCGAGGTTACTATCTCATCAAACGGTGGTGGTAACGGTGGTTCGGGCACAGTAACTAGCGTAAGTATACAATCACCTAATTCAACTTTGAATGTGTCAGGGACGATTGTTTCTGCGGGTCCCTTACTTGTTGATTTGCCTCCCATACAAAAACCATTAAGTAATGTAAATATAGCAGGAAATTATACAGCAGCAAACATTACTGTTGATGCTTTTGGTAGAATCACAAACGCTTCAAGTGGTAGTTTAGGTATAACAAGTTTAGCCTTAATACCTGGTTCGGGAATAAGAGTTGAAGGTAGTCCTGCTACGGCATCATCTAGTAATATTACAGTTATAAACACTGGTGTAACTAGATTAAATGCAGGAAGTGGAATAGCATTAAGCGGTAGCAATGGTAATGTAACAGTAAGTCTTACAGGGGCAGTAGGTAGTGTCACATCAGTTGGCGTTTCAAGTAATACATTAGTAGTAGCAAATTCACCCATAATAACTTCTGGTGTAATATCAGTTAATTTACCAAATGCTATTACTCTGAGTGGTAACCTTCAAGGTGGTAATTTAAGAACAGCAAATGTATTAAGTGTGGGCGGCAACGCAAATATTGGTAACATAGGTACTGCAGGTCTAATCACTGCAACAGGTAATATTCAAGGTGGTAACCTAAGAACAACAGGTATATTATCAGTTGGTGGTAACGCTAATGTAGGTAATCTAGGAGTTACTGGTGTCTTTGCAACTACACTAAGTGCTACAGGTAACGCTAATGTAGGTAATCTAGGAGTTACTGGTGTCTTTGCAACTACACTAAGTGCTACAGGTAACGCTAATGTAGGTAATCTAGGAGCTACAAATGGCGTATTTACTAATGTCTCGGGTAATGGCGCAGCACTAACAAGTATAACAGGTGCTAACGTAACAGGTACAGTAGCTAATGCAACATTTGCTACTACAGCAGGTACAATAACAACAAATGAACAACCAAACATTACATCAGTTGGTACATTGACAAGTTTAAGCATTAATGGTGATGTCACAGTAGGAAATAATCTTTTTGTAAATGGTAATCTAACTTATATAAATGTTGATTCATTGCAAGTACAAGATCCATTAATTAATTTAGGGGGTGGACCTAATGGCACACCTTTAACTACCAATGATGGTAAAGATAGAGGAGTTGTATTGGATTATTATACTACTACCCCTGTTAGTGCGTTTATGGGTTGGGATAATAGTAATTCAGAATTTGCATTTGGTAGAAATGTAAGTGTATCAAACGAAATAATTACGTTTAATCAATTGGCAAACACAAGATCGGGTAATGTAATATCTGCGGGAGGTGTGTTTGCTCAATCATTATCGGCTTCAGGAAATGCTAATGCTAGTAATGTATTCGCTTCAACTGCCACGATAGGTGGACTTACCGTAACTTCTGACAGAATTAATTTAGTACCCACAACTATCTCTAATACTACTAACAACGGTGATATATGGTCCACTGCAAATGGGTTGTATGGCCAATTTAGTGGCAATTCTAATTATATTGGTGGTGCGTTGATATCATTTCAAGCAGTTACTAATCCAACAGTAATGTTGGCTCTAAATAGCAATTTAGGAGGCGACGACGACTTACTTTACCCATTCGTTAATCATAATTTTGGAAATTGTTTTAATGCTACTACTGGTAAATTTACAGTACCAATAACTGGTATTTATAGTATGAGCGCCTCCGTTACAGGATCAATAATAGGTAGCTCCGGTCCCACTATTGATATTAGTATCTATACAGCAAGTAATGGATTTCCAATTAATGATGGATTGGGCGCGATATCAGCAGGCACTTTTTCAGGTAATGTAGGTGTACTAACTGCCAGCGATAGTACTGTTTTTAGACTGGTTCAAGGGCAAGTCATAAGTGCAGGAGTAATTAAACCTTCTACACCGAGCACTAATTTATTAGTTACTGTAAAATTTAGTATGACATTAATAGCCCCCACTACATAATATTTAAGGATATAACATATAATGACAACGCAAATAAAAATAACAGAGTTAGGCAGCATCGACAATGCTAACTTAACAGCCACTACGCTATTCCCAGGTGTTAATATGGTGGGGACACCTTTAACGCAAAAGGTGACACTTCAGCAAATAGGCAACGAAGTTCTTACAGGTGCGGGGGGAGTCTATTTTCCTCCCGCAGCGATAGCAAATATATCTTATTCGGTAGTAAATGCAGCACAGCCTAATATCACAAGCGTAGGTACTTTAACCAGCTTAACAGTTAGTGGTAACATTAATGTATCAGGCGGTAATGTAGCTACTAAGGCAAATACAGGATATAATATAGTTAGAAATACGCAAGTAACTGTAGATAATATTATAGCGAGAGTTTCTAGTGAGGGTAAAGCGCAGATTACAACAAATGCAGGCACCTCATTATTAGCATATAGTGGATACGGAATAGTTTCTGGTATGTATAATGCATTTACTAATGGGGGGTCTTCTGTAAATCCTGGTATCTGGGTAGATATTACTGATACTAGTTTGAGTTCTACGGGAGACAGTATCATAGTTACTCTACAAAATATGAGTACTTCAAGCGTATATAGAATTACATATGTACAAACTGGAAACATGGCAAATGCTACTATAATAATTGAAAAATTATTATAAATAAATTAAAGGAATACTAATTATGGCACGTAAATCCCCGGTAGCTAACGAAAATGACCCGTCATTGTTAAGGCAGATTGAAACACTAAATAATCAATCACTTATAAGACCTAATGTAGTAAGCAATCCTACTGTTTTCGCTTTAGCTACTCAGAGTACAAACAACAATAATGTTACAATTACTCAAAGTATTAATAACGATTCAGGGGATATAGTAACTGTTTATAATACTGATGGTACAATAAATGTCACAAGTATTGATCAGACAATAAACGACTATACTACTGTAGATTCAGGTGTTAGTCAAATCATTGCAGGTGAAAATGTAACTATTTCATCTACGCAAGGTAATGGTGTGGGTGTAGTAACTATAAGCGTAAATGCTAACCTATCCTTAAGTGATAGTAGAATATCAAATGGAACTAGTAATGTAGAAGTTTTACTAAATGGTCCTGTCACCATTGGCGCAAGTGGCACACCTAATACAGTAATTATAAGCAATACAGAACTAAGAACGACTGGATCCATAATTTCCAATGACGCTAATTTAGGAAATGCAGCAAGAGCCAATTTTTTCATAGGTGATGGTAGTTTACTAACTAACCTGCCAAATGTGGGTGGAGATTATAGTAATAGTAATGTAGCAAGCTATTTACCGTTTTATACAGGCACATTAGCGGGAAATAGTATAGGTGTTACAGGTATTTCTAGTGCGAACGTATTTGTTGGTAATGGTGCTTTCCTTACTAATTTACCAGGTGCTAATGTAAACGGTACTGTGGCTAACGCCACATTCGCAATTACAGCAGATAATGTATCTAACGCAGCACAACCTAATATTACAAGTGTTGGCGCTCTCACATCACTGAGTGTAATTGGTAACGTTACTGGTGATTACTTTATTGGTAATGGCTATTTACTAACTGGTATTGTAGCCAACACAGCCAATTATGCCCACATCGCAGGCGAATCATATAGTGTTTCCGCAGCAAATATAGTTGGAAATGTCCAATACGCAAATACAGCATTAAGCATAGATGGATCCAATGTTAGTGGCGAAGTCCAATTCGCTGCAACTGCTAACAACGTTGCCGGCTCTAATGTTAGTGGAGAAGTAAGTTATGCGGCAGTAGCAAATAGCGTAGAGGGGAGTAATGTAGTTGGATTCGTGAATGATGCTAACTTTGCAACTGCTGCCAATACGGTAATATTACCTGATCAACCCAATATTACAGCAGTGGGTAACCTAACATTTCTATCAGTAATAGGTAATGCTGATGTAAATACCCTAAACGTATCCAATGGTATATTATTAAGTAGTAGTGTAGGTAGTAATATAAGTGGTGTAGATTATATCACAGCTAACTATTTTGTAGGTAATGGTTCAAGTTTAACTGGATTACCTACACAAAGCATAATCGCTAACGGCAATAGTAATGTAAGTATAGCAACTGCTACTGGAAATGTGGTATTGAGCACTCAAAATACGGTAAATACCTCACAAACTAATAGACTGTTTTGGACTACAAATGGCACATTGCGCTTACAAAATCCAGCAGCATCGCTTACTAATGCAATGATTATAGAAGGTTATCGCGACGCGCAACAAGCAACTAATTTAGTATTCTTAAGAGGTCGGGGAACATTAGCCGTCCCACAAAGCGTGCAGTCAGGCGATATATTAGGGGGTATTAATGGATCAGGAATTAATTCAAGCAATATTTGGGAATCAGGTAATGGTGCTGTAGTAAGATTTCAAGTTGCTAACACTTATAACTCTACTAGTGATTATTTAATACCAATGAACGTTCAAATACTTACAGTGGATAATGTAGGTAATGTTGCAACTTATAGAACAACTGATTTCTTTGCTAATGGTACATTTACACCAGCAGGAAATATTGTGGCTATAGCAAATAGCGACCATATTTTGGGAAATAGCATTACTGCTAACTTCTTTATTGGTAATGGTTCATTATTAACTGATATCATATCATCAACAGCAAACTATGCTAACTTCGCAGGTAATGCCTTCTCTGTAGATGGTTCGAACGTAGTGGGTGCGGTAAGTGCTGCTAATATCGCAAATGTCGCATACTCAGTAGATGGTGCAAATGTATTTGGTGAAGTAGCATACGCTGCACAAGCAAATAGTATCGGCATTTTAGCAAGCATAACTGTAACAGGTAATATTGGCAATGCTGATTATGTCATTGCCAACTATTTCGTGGGTAATGGTTCAAGTTTAACGGATGTTACTGCCACTACAGCAGGTACCGTTACATCTAACGCACAACCAAATATTACTTCTATAGGAATATTATCAACATTATCGGTAAGTGGTAATGCTAATACAGGTAATATAGGTGCAACAAATGGCGTATTTACTAATATTTCAGGTAACGGTGCTGGATTGACTAATCTTTCTCCTGCTAATATGGTGGGGATGCCCTCTGCCATGACACTATTAGTAGACCCTGATGGTAGTGATGTAACAGGTGATGGTAGTGATAATAAACCCTTCGCTACTGTACAGGCGGCGCATGACTATGCTGCGGCAAACATTGCGTCAACTGCTTACGTCGTAATCAAGCTTAATGCAGGTAGTTATGCAGGTAATGTCACACTAACAAGACCTAGAACCGCTATAGTGGGAGCAAGTGATGGTATTATAAGATCATCGTGGATCACAGGCTCTGTAACTATCAACATGACTTCTGGCGCTACAATACTATCAAGTGATATTTTTGCTTTAGAAAATCTTATAATAACAAGTAGTAGTGATGCAGTAGTTTTAGGAGGTAATCAAAGATACGTATTTTTTGGTAGAAACATTTACGTTTATTCATCTTCTACAGCAAGTGCCTTAAGTGTTACTAATACTTCTACAGGTGGTATTAAGGTAGATTTATTAAATGCTTACTTACAATCTGACGGCAGCGGTACAACTTTAGTAACATCTAACACTTATTATCTAAACGTTAACTCCTCTACAATCGACGCAAATACGGGTCCTGCATTAAGTTTAACCACAACTGGTGGGTTAATTGGTACTACCCGTATTTCTACATCTTCAGGATCAAATACTGTAGTGGTAAATAGTCCATTCACACCGGGTGGTGCTATCACTTTTGGTGTTTGCACGTTTGAGAGTACTGCGACTAATGGTAATGGTATCTACATTGCATCTGGTGCTACAGTAGCATTGGGTGGTTGTGCTTTCAACGTACCTACTGGTACAGGTTTCGCTGTAGCAGGTGCAGCTGGATCATTCTTAGTCAAATCTGCTAATAACAATCAGATAGCATACAATACCAACGGTGCTACACAGGGTACAGTTACAGTAGTACCAATGACATATCTGTAAAACGTCAATAATACAAAAAGGCCCCTTAGGGGCCTTTTTTATTGTGTAACTTAATTGTTAGGCTAGACTGTGTTCGGTATACTTTGCCATACACATTGCTGGGACATCAGAGTAGGGAAACTCCAGATGAAACGGACAGCCATTACGCCATTTTTTGTTCTTGATAAAGAACCCCAGTTCATCAAGATCCTCTTTGTTAGAGGGATCAAAAGAACGCTTAGTAGTGAGAGCAGCCTTCATTTTGTTTCCTGTTAGGTTACAAAAAGGGGCAGAACTTGCCCCTGTTCTTTTACATCAGAGCGGGTTCGTCAGCACCTTCAACAGCAGCTTGAACAACCTCTTCCGCTGACACTTCGACCTTTGCCTTGCGTCCACGGGCTTTGATAGCGTCGAGTGAGGGCTTCTCTTTCTTCGCGCGGGGAACGCGAACCTTGACTTCACCATTAGCCTTGCTAGCCACCTTAGCGCGATAATCATAAGCGTCAGTGATCACACTCTGATCTTCGGCTGACTGGAAGTCGGGATGCGACTTCATAAAGTTTAGAGCATCCAGCTTGTTCATCTCCTGGGGGAGGTCAACAAGATCAATGCGAGTAGCACCGCCTTTGGTGAACTGCTTGATGCGCCGAATACGGTCGACACCGAAACGAACCTTAGCATTACCGTTGTGAACAGTGATACCAACACAAGTCCAAAGTTGATCTGCTTTTGCCATTTGAAACACCTCGTTATAGAGTTAAGATTGAAAGAATGTCATTGCGACAATTATTAGTATAACTCCGGGCCCAATAATTGTCAAACACTATTTGCCCAGAATTAGAATTCGATACGGACTGAACCAGGAACTACGCGGTCATTGGCGTCAAATTCCTTTACTACTTTGCCACCATAAGCCTTAGCAAAGTCTTCCATCATGTCCGAAAGATAGGTACCAGGAAGTTCTTGGCGATAGTCAACAGTCACAACTCCTTGGTCAAAGATTGCTTTGCCAATCTCGGTACGGCGAACAACTTTTGCGCCAGTAAACTTGTGCCAAGATAGAATGCCAAAAACAACATTACGATATAGGTCTTTATCCATGTACATATAAAACTCCTTTTAGTTAGCGGGAATAGCGTATTGAGAAATAAGTAGTTTGCCGTACTGAGCCTTAGCCATTTGAAATGCCGAATAAGGATCAGGGGCAGTTACATAAGCCTTGACGGTGCCTGCGCCAGGCTCATCTTTTAGTTTGATAATGACAAAATAAGTATTCATTAGAATAGTCCAAAAAGTAGGCCAATGCCTGTTAGTGTCAGAACAGTATAGCAAAGTGCCACACCGAAGTCAACTGATTTGGTAAAACACCAAGCCCAAAGTTTATCCATTATATTGCTCCTCAAGGTCGAAGAATTCCATCGTTACGATGCTGTTATCCAAAATCTTTTTGGGGATGAGAATAGAACCAAAAGTACCCCGATCACCCGCCCCGTTACCAATATTGGTCAATACCAAACACGGCATTTCTCCCCTTTCAATTTCCGAGATTAGGGTATACATGTCATCCTTAACAATATCCCATTCATCGTGTTCGGCGTAAATGCCTTTACAAATAACATTACCTGATTCGTTGGTCAGAGTAACGAATAAAGTAAACCGTTTCACTTCACTTCTCCAGGATGTAGGGAGCGTTCCACTTGCCGATGTTGATATCGACATACCAACCCACATCAAAGTAGTCGGTTTGGATATCGGAGTTGTCGTGGTTGCCCATCATCATCGCAGCATAGACCTCAGTCAGAAACGCCTTAGCATTGCCGTCGAAGTGGTCTCGGAAGTGATAGACATTCACATCCACGTAACCTTGGGTCACGGGCCTGAACCGGCGCGCGTTTTGATAATGATCGCTACCGCAAACTTTGTTCATGTTGCCGATGAAGTCGATCGGACCCGACTTGACATTGAGCACCAGCGTGCTGTGGTTGCGAACCGCCAGCGTAGCCTTGACGCCGTATTTTTTACACACAGCCTTGATCTTGGGGGCCAGAGCTTTCTTGCGATCTTGGGACACGTAAGCCATTTGTTACTCCGTTTGTTCAGCGTATGAGAGTATTATACACCCAAACCGATTTATTGTCAAGCCTTTTTGTTCGCGGTACTGATCGAGGACTTGAAGAGGAAGTTACAGAGGATAGTGATCCCCCACATTTGTAGCCAAGTGACCTCGTTGACGCCAGCTACAGCACCAACCAAGCACCAGTTCCACAGCATGTAAGCAGGCCAACTCAGGAGAAAACCGATAAGCAGGATCGTACCCACAGCGACAAAAATCACTGCCAAGCTATCCATAATACGCATTTCTTTTCCTTTAGAAAAGTTGTTTAAACTTCAAGGTCAACTTGGACTTCGTTGACCTGCTGATTCGGGTTTTGTTGGTTGAAGAGTTTCACGGCTTGGTCAAAAGACTTGGCAAAGACCGTGAAGTTTTTATTGATCGTGTAAAGTTTCATCATACCGTTATTATAGCACCAACCCGATTATTTGTCAAGTGTTTTGACAAAATCATCATACAGTTCAAATCCACGTTCCAGGCATTCTTTGTATGCCCCAACTTGCTCAGTTGCCTTAAGCAGGGTTTTATTTCGATTGGACACTGTGCACCAGCCTGTCATGTGTGGGCGCATATGTTGGTCGCAGTAGATCCAAACATTCTCACCGAAGTATCGGCTATCTTCTTTAGGATCAATCATCACTTACCTCCGAAAAGACTGTATTTGGTGCGGTAACCAATCTGCCAAACCGCAGCAATATCGTCTACACCTAGTTGAACCGGCTTGTTACGGTCACTATAACTGCCCCATTCACAGCGTCCACCAGTGACCTTAAAATGGGTACACTCAAAATCGTGGGTATAACCACTCTTGTAGACGACACGAACCTTGTAGATAACCGTTTTCTTAAGAAACATTTTAGACACACTCAACTTTGTCAAGAAACAAGGGAATGCGGATCAGGTTCTCGGAGTACTCGCGGTTACCCGATCCGCGACGGGCGTGAACCGTGTATTCTTGGGGTTCGATCACAGCCCAGACATCGTTGCCGATACCTGATTCAGACCAAAGATACGTGCCCATCCACTGGATACGTCCTTCAATAACTTTGACCTTTTGGCCTTTTTCCACAGACTACTCCTAAAATTTCAGCGTATAAGATATTATACAAGGAATTGGATTTATTGTCAAATTATAGGTTATAAAATTCGCACTTAGATTTGTCGATACCTACGGTTCTCCACTTTTGAGGCATGTTTACTTAGTAATAATAAGCTAGCCAAATTTCAGTAATTTGTTGTTCAAACCAAACTATACCTTTCATGAACACCAATAGTTCTTTATTTGAATATAGCTTGTGTAGGCGACTATCTCTGTCATAATGACTTAATATTTGACTTTTTATTTCCATTGAAATGCGATTATTTGGAAAATGCAATTTGCACACATTTGTACTTTATTTTCTGATTGTTGTCCATTTCCAAACGCATACCCTCGGCCTTATTCACACATTCAATAAGTGTGTCAAAGCTATCTAGATTTCCTGAGGATAGCACTACTTGATTAAATCCAACAGTCATATAAAAAATCAGTACAAACATTCTTAATTTTTTTTAGTCAGAGTTTCAATAGGGGTCGTAAGTTTTTTTGCCCAAGTAGGTCGAGGGAAACCCTCCATCCAAGGTCCACCTCTAGGTCCATCAATGATCTGTTTTCCAAATTTTTCTTCAAATTTAACCTTACCCTCACCATAACTTTGAGGTAACGGTACATTATTTTTTAATACCGCATATGACCTGAGAATGTTATCGTCAGTTTCGTTCTCGACCAACCACTTAATTTTTTGGTCGTAACTTTTGGATTGTTCTGCATCCAAAAATTCTTCAGAATCCTTAACCTTGAATTCAAATACCCATTTCCAAACTCTTTCGGCTGCTTCTTTATTCATAATAGTCTCCTATACTACTATTTAGAATAGTTTGAAAAGATTGGGCAAAATACCTTTAGTGTTATACTCTTGTTCAATCTTTTTTGCAGCTTCTATGGCCGCCTCCTCATTATCATATTGAGGGGATGTTCTAATCATACCGCCAGGCACACTGTCGCGGTATAATTCAAATTTCAGAAGCCATTTTTGGGAAAGCGATCCCTGTTCAGCACCTACAAACTTGATTTCTCGTTTACTGAGCATTTTTAGCTACTCGCATAAGCTTATACAGGTACACTGCCACATAATCGGCGATGGCATCTACCTGCATTGTAATCACACCTGCCTCAATAGTCATAAGAAGAATTTCCAGTTCTTCATCTGTAAGAATGTCAAAGTCTCTCATTCGTCATCCCCCATTACAAAAGTAAATAGAACCCATTTAGCACAATTGATTGCTTGCTTTGCTTCTTCGGGTTTACCCTGATTAATAAGGGAAAAGGCCCGATCCATAACACTTGATGCGTACATTACGGGACCAAATTTTTTGAAAATTTCATTATCGACTGTGGTTTGGTTAAGTTTAGCTACTGAGCACCCACAAATTAGAAATTCATTTTCAATGTGGCTCATGCTACGTATTTCCCGAATTCGTAAAAAACGGCGTCGATGGAATCGTTCCAGCCATCTGATCCCACTTCAAACTGATAAACAGCTTCCGCCATTACGATAAAGTCCTCTAGCTCATTCTCAGGGAGAAGAAAAACGTTTTGCCTAAAAACTACCCTAGTAATTTTCATGCGTCCGCCTCAATCATGTTTGCAGGTACACGCCACATCGTGCTTCCAACCTGAACCGTGATAAACTTGCGGGCGATCTTAGTGATCTTGCCGTAGCTGATTTCATTCCGCTTGCTGTTGCGGAATTTGACATCGCTGCCAACTTTGAAGTTATACCTGATATTCGCTTTTGCGATGTTAGAGCGTGCGAATTTTACAGCCATGATAACGCTATCCAGCTGGTCGTTGGTCAGACCATTGAACATGATGGCGTGATTGATTTCGGAGATAGTAGGCATTGTCTTTACCTTTTTAGATTTTGACGCGGTTATCCGCCAGGAACTTTTCCATGCCAGCTTTGCTGACCTCGTAGCCACCTTCCTTGAGCCACCGCTTGATGTGGGGCAGGAGATAACCCTTCGATTCCAGAATCGTCAGCGGGGACTCACCCCCATCCAGTCTGGCAAAGTATTCCTCAACCGTGAAGTTTTTGACCAGGAAAGTCAGAAACGAACCCCGTCCACCACGCTTGAAGCGTGCGACAAACTTGCCCTCGTACATGGCGTACTCGCCCGAAGTAAACTTGGACTTGTCAAACTTGGTCACGATAGCTCCGTTCATTCACTATACCGCTATTATAGTACCAATCCGATTTATTGTCAAACTTTGGGTCAGAGGTAACCCAGAGCCCGGCCCCAGCGACGGGCAGCAGCCTTGTCGTCAAGACCCAGATCCTTACACACACGGTCAGCCATCTTGTCACCCTCTTCGCGCAGCGCCTTGAACGCCTCACGGTCACCTTTGGTGTAGGAGTGATCCGCCCAGTTAGCGAGGTCAAACTCACAAGTGACGGGCATGGTCATGTCCGCACCGCTGTGGAATCGTGCCATGCGCCACACGTATGCAGCAAACCCGAAACCTTTAGGTTTCGTGGACCTAAGACCTTTACGGCCCTTGACGGCGTCAAGAACCAGGGAGTACTCGGGAGCGGTATAGTTAGCCATTGCTTTTTCCTCAAAATTCAGCGTATAACCGTATTATAGAACCAATCCGATTTATTGTCAATCTACTGATTCCAGCCTAGACCTGATCTCCAGATAGAATTTTTGGTATTTTGCGATGCGAGCAATGTCTTTGTCAGACACACCTTTTAGACGGCGAATATCGGTATTGTGCCTGAGGTCTGCTAGTTTCACTCGCATTGCATCAACATTGGCAAAAACACACTCTTTATACTCATCGTATGTTTGTCCCGGCTGTTTTGTCAAGGCTTTGATGCCTGCAATGACCCGCTCGCTAATGCCTGCATCACGAAGGTCTTTATAAGTAACATCAGTATCCTCGATAACGTCGTGACCCAATGCCATGCACATTAGTTCCTCGTCGTCGGATTTGAGGTAATGCATTACTTTAAGCGGATGCAGAATGTAGGGATTCCCACCTTTGTCAAACTGACCATGATGGGCGTTAGTTGCAATAACTAACATCTTGTCTAACATTTCACCCTTTTTCACACCATTCTCCTTTTTCACAATTTTATATTATCAAATAATAGATTTATTGTCAATCCAAAAAAAAGCCCCGTTTCCGGGGCTATTTTTTATCGCTTGTTGCCTTGATTTACAAAGTCATACATCTTTTGAGCAGTCTCCAAAACTTTATCAAGTCCTGGAAACTCAGGCATTCCCACTTTGGTAGTAACGATGCCTTTCTCATCACGTTGGGCAGTTACTTCCCAACCCATATATTTGGTACGATACTCTTCAGCTACTAGGTCTTTAGCCATAGCTAAGATTTCAGTACGGATCTCGTATCCGTTTTTTGTAAACTTTACTTCGGGCAGTTTAGGTGCCCAGTCTTTATTTTCAAACATGTGTGTCTCCTTGTGTGTAAGTTATTTACCGTTATAGGTAAGGTGTTTTATTTTTTGTTCTGTGTTCTTGGTATTCACGAATAGATGCTATAAGTGCTTTGCCAATGTCTAGTAATCTTGCTAATAGTGGCTTCATGCTATAAATCCCCTTGAGATTTTTTCTGTAAACTCACGTTCTAATCTTTCTACATCACCTGCAGTTTTGGGATTATGAGCCGTGATGTACTCTTCCATACGCTTACCATAGTTATCCATACGGACAATTTTAGCTAAAATAAAATCAATGATATAATAGAACATGATTACCTCCCAAAGAATTCTTTGGAAGTTGCCAATTTTCCTAGTTTGGTTGCGGTTTCAATACTGGTAGCAACGGCTGCTTTAGTGTAAGCTGTTTGAGCATCGACAAATTCTTCCATGATTGTGGCTAGTCTGTCGTTTGTAACGAATGTAGCAATAAATTGTTTCTTGCCACCTTGAATTGTGTCGATAAAGGCGTTAGCCATAAAGTTTAGCATAATAATTCTCCTGTGTGTGTAAAGTTATTATACTACTATTTATGTCGCAACGCAACATAAAAACTGCTACTATTTGCCCAGATTAACCGCCTCTTGTACTGCGTTTAGTTTTCTTGGGAGTAACTACCGCTGAAGTTGATGTTGAACTAACTTTACCTTCAGTCTTTTTCTTTCTACCTTTAGTTTTCTCAGGCTTAGATGCGTTTTTAGCTTCTAGCGCAGACTTTAATATACTTGACAGTGATTTCATTTTATTTTTATACTCTCCAAATAATCTTTTAAATTACCGTACAAACTAACCATCATGGCTATACGACTATCGTATAATCGTATTATAAATTTGCCCTTTGTAGTATTTACATCCAAATAATAGGGACAAGCTATTTTTTTGCTAAGTTGAAGGGCGAATGAATGATAAGTTACTGCGATACTGCCTGCAGGTATCTCATACTCATAGAATTCAATTTCAGCCAATTTGAATGCTTGATCGCCACGTTCAGTAAGTCTCAATCCACCACTTCTACCTGTAAACCACCATTTAGTCAATAAATCATTGGATTTAAGCCTACCGCTCAAATCATAGTTGAGATTTTTTGGTATTTGACCTAGAACCAACTCAGTGATTTTTAGCTTGGTGTCTAAAGTATTATGCATCAGGGTAAACAATAGTACCAGAATTCATAAACACAACTGTAAATTTATTTGTTTTGAATTGTGAGTTCAATTTTCTACATAAATTTCTAGCATGACCTGGATTACTGAAACTTGTTTTTTTATATTTGGGAGTTGATTCGTTATTTAAGTAATGAGCAGTTTTAAGGTTAAAAGGCTGCCCGTCATAAAATACAGACCACACGCCATAAGCTTCTACAATTTGATCTACTTTGTAGGTAGTTTTGTCTACCATTTCTGCTAGTACTTTAGGCTGTGTTCTTGCCATTAAAATTTACCACCATTTACTTCTATTTTTATTACTTCGTCTTTGCTATCTGTTTTATTGATTATCGAATAATAATCATGTAATAATTTAGATAACTCGTCCCTGAGAATTCTGGCGTCATTAATAGGCATCCTATAATCAACGCTGCCACCCCTACCGTCTAAATAAGACACTTTTTCTATGAATTGTTTGATTGCTGACATAAGACTATTTATCTTATTTTGCAATCTCCTCTACACTTTTAAAAGGGCCCACATATTTATAGCGTTGAATAAAAATATACTTGGGGCAGAACTGAACACCTAGTTCTTCGTTTTCGGGAAACTTAAACCATCCTGCTGCGTGATAGCATTTGCTGTTATTACTTTTAGTAAACAAGTGTAATTTACGATGAATATCAAATATAGAGTTGTATATCCTTTTAGGAGTAGGATATTGTTGAAAGGGTAGGGGAGTTTTATGCTTTTCAATCTTGACGTTGGTAAAATCAATCTTTAGTTGCTTTTTGATTGCTGCTGTATTCTTAAAATGCTCTACGCTACCGTTAAGCTTTAAATCGTATCCTTCAGGGCTAGCAATTACATTCCCAACTTTCTCTTTACCATCGGTAATAACCCAAAACTTATCTTTAACTACAGGTTTAGCAATTAGTGTTTTCGTCGTCATGTTCTATCCATTTTTTGTTACTATAGTCCCAATGTCTATTATCATATATTTTAGCACATACTGCATACGAAAGCAACCCCAGTAGTATACTGATACCACCATGATCTTTGCCCACAATAGAGGTATCAATGTTGAAATCAAAAAGGGTTTGATCCTGTTTGTAAATTTCAAATTCCCAATATTTGTTTTGGGTAATTTTACCATAGCGATTATAAATGTTCTCAAATAAATCCCTACTGCGGGGATTAAGTATAGAGAATGATAGGTTAATCATTTTTCTTAAACTCCATATATGGGGCAATATCGTTGTCAAAAATTTGTGCCATTTGACTCCAAAGAATCTTTGCTTCTCGTTCAGTCATGCCACTACTGATATTGTTTACAAAATCTCCTAATGTATGTTCTTGCTTTCTTAATCCATAATCATGGCGGAAAGTATAGCACATACTAGTAATAATTTCTTCTCTTGTTTTCATAATTTCAATAGATATGCTGTTACGTCGGCACTGTTAACGATAGCCAAGTCTTGGGGGTATTTGTTGTATTCCCAAGTTTGCTTATTAGCAAGCTTTTTAATTTTAACCATTTTAGGTGTAAGTTTAATCACTTTAGCTACCATAAGACTATTATGGTATGGTGCAACCACACAATCACCCAAATTAATCTGCCTGCCTAATTTATCCCTATGTTCGCTGTCAGCCATTTTTTTCTTCCTTAACCAATTCACACACCATCAAAAATTTGTCATAAGCATCTTTGACGGCAGGATGGGTCATGAGTTTTTCGGCTTCCTCAATCATAGCCTTGACACCAACCTCAGCAATAGTACGGGCAGCGGGCCATTGTAATGTTCTAGCTTCGTCCCCCCAAACTGTGATAAGATTGTGCCATGCCTCTCGTTCAGCATCACTAAGTGGCATACGCCTTGTTTGAACTTTGCTGGCATCCATGATAGCTTTAGCAATAGCATCTTCTGCTGTTTGCCCAGCAGCAATCATAGCAGCGTGATTGGGATTGATGTTGTAGCGGCGACTTATCCCACCTGGATAACAAACAACCACATGGGTACCTTTAGGATAGGAATCCATAAGCTCATTGTCATATTCATAGACAGGCTCATATTTTCTGCCCACTTTTTTATAGAAGGTAGTTTTCTTCATGGCTTCATGTATTTCTGCAAAATTCGTTGAGCGATGTTAAATTCAGTTTTTTTAGATAAGCTTTGTTCCAATACTTCCATCAATAATAGCATTTGTAATTTTTCTACAATAGCTAACTCACCTTCAGAAAGTCCAGATTTGAAATATTCCAGTTCTTCAGTTGTTTGAATGTTCCATAGGATATCAAGATACCAACATTCTATCAATGATAAACCTTCTATCCTTATAGGACCTTCTTCAAAATCCATTATCCCCCCAGTTGCTCCCAAACATACTCACTTTCTTTCATATATGCTACTGGCTTGATCCAACCATTTTCAATACATTCAATAAGAAATCGTTTATGGTTTTGTGGGCAATTAGCATCAATTTCAAAGCCTGCTCTAGGAGCAGATTGTAAACCTACGTTAAAATAAAAATCTTTGTCCCCTCGTCTAATAGTTTTCAACTTGTCTGCGGGCACTGAAATTTTATACTTCATTATAGATTGCCCACGTAAGGTGAATTAAGCCATCGTGCGTAGGCTTCAGCCTGCTCACTAATACGATTTAGTTCATACTTGCTACAGAATTTCATAAAATGAATACCTACACTTGGAGTAGTATTGCGTCTAACCATTTCTTTGATAGCAGTATCTACTTTGTCTTTGATTTCTTGTGGCTGTGCATTGAGGTCGATTAGTGTGCGATTGCGTTCATAATCGTCACGAACCCTATGCTCGACACCATCATGATCCATCCAACGCTGTAGCATTAGATTGTTCCAGTTAAAGCCCTGTTTGTCACGATCAGCATATGCTTCGATCAGTCCAACTTTGTTTTTGCTGCCTTTTGTACGAACACCAGGATATGCGCTAAACACGTTATCAGTACCATCTCCACGCATACATTTCTCAAATAGAATGAATTGTGGATCAGCCAATGTTTTTAGTTCCTTTGTCTTTTTATCGACAATCATTTTTCCTCGCTCATCAAAGTATCCTTCGTTAGTGATAAATTGTTTTGCGATACCATTGTATTGGAACACGTTTGGACTAATAAGCTGAATATAATCAGTGTCGCTACTAATAATGTAATGTTGGTCATTGGGGTGGAGGTCAATAAATCTGGCAATCACATCGTCTGCTTCTGCTTCAGGATGACGGATTACACTACAGTTGGTCTTTTCAGCAAGGAATTTGGTGAACAACTCATATGTTTCCCAAAACATTTTGTTTTCATCAATCTCAGCCTGCGTCATCGCGGTCTCGTCCAGAACACGGTGGGCTTTGTAGGGCTTGTAGAATGATTTGCGCCAACTACGACCTTCAAGGCAAAACACAACATGGTCAATGCCAAATTTACGAACGATTTGGTTAGTTGATGCAAGAGTGAGGTGTAGTGCCATGCCCACTTTTTCCCAAGTATCGCTGCGCTTAGAGGCAATGTGCCTGGCGCGGAAAAAAGTGTTAGCCGTGTCTACCAAAGCATATTTCATTGTGTGGATCCAATGTAGGTATTTGTCATAATAACACTATACTACAAACCACATTTATTGTCAACTAATCTCTGTCCTACCATCACCAATATTACGGCTTCTGACTACTCGTAGATCCCTGTTTGTAGGATCAGCTTGATCCTGCTCATAAATTTCTAATGCCACATTACGGCATACATTTTGGAACCAACGATCAACAATTATTTGGTCAGTATCATCTTCGCGGATTTTATAACCTGTTTTGATAAGATTGATGATAAATTTGTCATTCCAATCTAATTCAAATGCGCCATTATTTATATCGTTTGGATCTAAATCTACCTTAAGAATAGCAATATAAGGTTCTCCTGCAGCAGTTGCCTTTTGTTTAGGAGTCAGTTCTGTTTTAGGAGCCTTAGGTTTTTTTGTTTTTGTACGAGTTTGCGGGGTAGGAGGAACAGGGAATCCTCCCCAAGGTTCTTGGTTATTGGGATCTTTAGCCTTAAAGAATTCTTTAATTTTATTCCACATTATCATTTCTCTGTTTTCAATTTACAATTTAGCACAAATTTATATCTTTAGCAACATTAATGGTATAAATAAATTTGAGGATCGCGGTACTGGAAATACCCATCCTCTCTAATGCTATTGAGGAGCAGTCAGCATGACTATTTATTATCTGTACGTCAAGACCCATAAAATTACTGGCCTTAAATATTTGGGCAAAACATCATGCGATCCATTTAAGTATAATGGTTCGGGAAAATATTGGCGCCGCCACTTAAAAATTCATGGTAATACATGTGATACAGAAATTATAAAAGAATGTTCTTCTAATGAAGAAATAAAGAAATGGGGGAAATATTATAGCGATTTTTGGAACATCGTTGCTAGTTCTGAATGGGCAAATTTAAAACCTGAAGAAGGTGATGGTGGTAGCGTTTTCGGAAAAGACCACTATTTATATGACAAAACTATCTATTCATTTAGAAATTTAATCACCCATGAAACAGTAATTATGACCCAAAATGAATTCTGTAAAAAATATAAATTAAGTAGAGGCAATGTTTCTATGCTGTTAAAAGGAAAAAGAAACCATGTCGGTGAATGGGTAACTTCTGAATCGGCCTATAAATTGCCTTTAAAATATAAATTTTTCCATATAAAAACACAGAAAATAGTCGAAATGACTGCTCGGGAGTTTATTAAAACATATGCGCTTACTCCAAACAATGTATATAAAATGATTAGAAATATGTCAGGTACCGTTAAAGGATGGAAAGTTGTTTAGCATATTCGTATAGTTTAAAGCTGGCGAGATTTTTGGCCTTTGCCTCGACCATAATGTCCGCATAAGAAATATGCTCTAACGCCCAATCATTTGCGGCTTGATTCCACATGTAATCAGAATGGGCGCGCAAATCTTGTTTTTTCTTTCCTTCCATGATCAATGATTGTAAATTG